GGTACCACGTATGAGGAGAAATCAGCCGATGAAACGATTCCTGCTGATGGCAGTACTTCTGGTGTTCGCCGGCTTCGGTCGTGGCGCGCTTGCACAGAACTACGGCGCCGAGATCTACGCGGCCGGCGCCTGGGGCCCGGCGCCGTCGACCTCGACCTCAAACCCGCTCTCCTCGGTTCAGCCGATTCACCTCTACTGCTATTCCTCAGCCGTCTCGGCCTGGGTGCCGGCAGACTCGAGCTGCTTCGGTGGCGGAGGCGGTTCAGGCACCGTCAACGCAGGAACGATCGGCCAGCCCGCCTACTACGCAGCCAGTGGAACGGCGGTGAGCGGGGCGCCAAATTGGCTTTACGACGTCTACGGGAATTTAACATCCACGCAATCGATCACAGCGAATTCTGTTTCATCGCCCACGATTGCTCCTCTTGCTTATCGAGCCTTCGGGGATTCGATCACGACCTGCGCAACGGGGGTGACGATTGGGAGCAACTGCTATGTGATGCACTGGGCGTATGACCTCGGAACTCTTGTTTCAGGCTCTTATGCGGCGACGAATCGATCTGTTTCCGGGGATCAGTCCGGGGATGTGGTGTGGAGGATTCAGAGCGCCGACAACCCAGCGGTGTCTGGAACTCCCACGCTCTACTCTCTGCTGATCGGCACCAATGACGCCAATGTAAATGGAATCGGGCCAGGAACGTGGGAGGCCAATTACGAGCTCTTCCATCAAGCGGCTATCGCGTGGTTCGCGCTGCCGACAAAGACGGCCGGATCGACCGCGGCGACGACCGGAACCTGCGCAAACGACACCACCTTTGGAGCGGTTACGGGAGAGCAATGTACCGCGAACGCTTCGACGCTCACATTCTCGTCGTTCACGGCAACGACTGGTCCGGTCTACATCTTCTATCGTGTGATCTCAACGGATGCGGGAACGTGGACCTATGCCATCGACGGCGGCACGCCGGTTTCAGTCAACACCGCTCCTCCGATCAACTTCACGACCGGGAACGGTCACACATCCTCGATGGGCGTGATTCGCGTAAGCGGAGTCGCGGCGGGATCGCACAGCATCGTCTTCACCCAGACGCACTCTGGAACGATGTCCATCCTGGCTCTGGCAGCCATTCCCACACTGAATTACACCGCGCTACCCATCGTCGTCGTCGGTGATGTTCCAAACCAGCTGGACGGGAATCTTCTGAGCACGACACAAGCCTATTCCGCTGATGCCGACGCGGATATTCGCCTCCTGGCTGGAGACGGACTGCATGTCGCTCTGGCTCCGGTTAATGCAGGGCTGCAGGCTACGACCGCAGCGGCCGATATGTTCAACACGCTCCACCCGAACGATGTGGGGCATCTTGAACTCTACCGGGCATTCCGCGCGGCAGTAAAAGAGACCGCAGCGTATACGCCGCCGCTCTTCTACAACCCTGCCAGCAATGGAGTTCTGAGCGTAAACATTCAAACCGTGACCTTCGGAGGAACGAACAACGCTCCTGCCATCAATTACACGTTTAACGTCGGAAATTCGGCAGGCAGCGGAGGGGGCGGGGGAGCCCTTAATATCTTCGGCGGATCAGGCTCGAATGAAGTTCTTGGCTTTTACTACAACGGAACCCAGACATGGAACTGGGGCATGTATAACGGTGGCCTGTCTACCGGCAACGCCTTGCTGCTTCGTGATGCCGTGGGTGGGAAAACGATCATCAGTTTCCCCAACAATACTCTGCCGGCGACCTCGCTCACAGGGGACGCGAATGGGCTGAACTTCGGCGGGATCCATGGTGTGGTGACGATCTATAGCGCCGCGGGCACAGCACTTCCCACCTGCAACGCAGCCGCCAAGGGCAAAGATGGTGTGGTGAGCGATGCGACGTCGCCCACCTACCTCGGCACGTACACAAGCGGAGGCGCCACGATCGCGCCGGTCTTCTGTAACGGAACCAACTGGGTCACGCACTAACTGGATCACTTTCCCCTGCTTCGCCCTATTTTTGAAACGTTCAAGAGGAGCAGATGGAAGAGACGGAGCTGAAGAGTGCAGTCAGGAAGATTTACACCGACATGTACACCGGGGATGGAAAGGCCAACCCGCCGGTGACGGTGCGATTGTCTGACCTTGAAAAAGGCCAATCAAGCACGGAGGAGCGCGTGGACAAAATCGAATCGAAGATCGACAAGGGCTTCTGGATCGTTCTCGGGTCGCTGGCGACCGCGTTGCTGCAGCTTGCGATCCTCGCCTTCAAACACAGCTAAACCGCGCTAGCGGAAAAACGGAGAAAGCCCTATGAACATTCTCGTCAACGTAGCAGCCAACCTGTTGCAGCGTGCCTTCGGATCAAAGCCAAACACGCTGCTCACCGTCACCGGCCTGGTCGGAGCAGCTGCAGCCGGGGTCGGCGCTTTTCCGCCCGCGGCGCTCCCGGCCAAGTATCAGCCCTGGCTGATCGGGATCGGCGGCTTCCTCGGGGCTCTGGCCGGCGTGCTCGGCCATGGCCAGAACGCGGCTCTGCCTCCATCGGTCACCAAGTAAATGCTCGATCTGCCCGACCCACTCTCAGACCTGCTCGGTGTGTTCTTCAAGCGCGCTCTCGACTCGAAGATCGCAAAGCGCGCCGAGCTGGTGCTTGAGATGGGAATTGCTTCAACAATCGCGGGGCTCGGTGCCACGGGCGCGTCTCTCGTGGCGAACATGCCTGTCCCCTGGTCGATCGGCGCCGGCATGGTCGCGTCCGCGATTGCGCTGCTTGCCACGTTCCAGGCTTCACCGAACTCGAAGGGTCTGGTGATCTCGCTGCAGGACGAGGTCCCGGACAAGAAACTCGACTCCAACATCACCACGATTGAGAGGAAATAACGCCATGCGTAAAATCGCAGTCTTCGCCCTTGCCGTCGCTCTGGTCGCTCTGCCTGCCGTCGTCGTCGCGCAGACCGCCACGCCGCCACCTTCGACTTCGAACGGCTTCTCCGGGGCTTCTGAAGCTGTCGCGCTTCACTACGCCGGCGAGTGGAGCCCGGCCACCGACGTGACGCAGAGCTTCGATTTTCTCGATTTCGGGAAGACCAAGACCAATCACATCTACCTCGAGGGTCATGAGCTGATCGCGCCCACACCCGGGTTCAACATCTACGCCGGCGGCCTCAAGTTCGAGCCCGACCTCTCGAGCCTGTTCAAGAAGACCAACGTCCAGGCGGGCAGCTTCTCGGCGTTCTTCAATGGGTCGGCCGGCAACGGCGTGCCTTCAGCGGGCGGCTCGCATATCTCGTTTCTGCTGGGCGGCGGAGTGAAGTACAACGTCACCTCGAACCTGAGCTGGCAGTCGCTCCAGGCGCAATACGGCCGCTTCGGGTCGAATCAGTTTGTGGTGATCTCGACCGGGTTGTCGTTCATTTTCGCCGGTAAGTAAACCACGGCAAATATGACGGGCTGTCATAGCGGCCCTCGTCGACCTTGTGTGCGTTGGGGAAGCGTGCACAAGCCGGCAGCCGGGCCCGCGGACTCTACCGACCTCCAGAGGGTGGGCCTGGGCTGCCACAAAGGGAAAGCATGACCATTCAAGATCAGGTTTTCATGGCGATCGCGGCATGGAAAGAGAACCGCGGCGGCCTCACGCCGGGCATGAAGAGCGTGATCAACGTGATCGTGAACCGGTCAACCCGGGACAAGGTGACGCCTTACACCGAAGCCACGCGCCGCCTGCAGTTCTCGTCGGTGACGGCCCCCGGCGACCCGGAGCTGGTCATCTGGGCGCTTGACCAGGACCCGCAGTGGCTGAACGCGCTCTTTATGGCCCAGCAGGCCGCGGGCGGAATTCTTGAGGACATCACCAACGGGTCGGTTGATTACTACGCACCAAAAGCCCTCACCGCAGACCGCATCGACCCCGTGCCCTACACCCTGCCCGATGGGACATCGGTGCCGTTCCCCAAGGGCTGGAATCGCACGAAGCTGGTCTTTGAAGTTGAAATCGCCGGCCAACTCTTCTTCCGGGAGAACTGACCAATGGCAGGAGCGAAAGAACACTGGATGGCCGATGCCTTCAAGAAGGCCCACAAGGGGCGGCTCCATCGTGCGCTCGGGGTCGACGAGTCGAAGACCATCCCGGAAGACAAGATGCGCGCGGCGCTTCACGGTCACAAGGGCCTCGCGGTCCAGCGGATGGCCCAGGCCGCGCATAACGCCAACAAGTAACCAGCCCCCAGATTGGAGAACCACCATGCATGAGGTCTATACCGCAGTGAAGGGCGAGCTCGTCTCGGCCCAGCTGCCGCTCTATACGGGCGAGCGCCAGGTGCGCGCGGCCCTGATCGTCTCGGTTGGTCTCGGCCCCGTGGCCGGACAAACCCGGCTCGCCCTTGCCGGCGGCGCCCACGTCGACGTTTCGAAGAACTGGGTCCAGGCGAACCCGCCCGCGGTCGGCGCCTACTACGTGCAGGATCCTCTCGCGCAAAGCCCGGAAGTCGTGGCCGCCGATACCTTCGAGGCTGCATTCGCGCTCGAAACTGGCGGAACGTTCACGGCCGGAGCGGCAGAGAATGCAGAGAATTCGGGAGCAGGCGAGCAGGCTGGGACCGGCCACATCGTCGACGACTTCGCGAAGCTCGACGAGCACCCGGGTTTCATCGAGTGGTTCAAGGAGCTCGCGAACGCCGAGCTGCTCGGCACGAAGCTTGCGAATCTCTTCCACCGCAACGTCTACGGCGAGGATGCCCCGACGGGAGGTCAGGCCCAGACCGTAACCGCCGCGGTGCCGGTGTCGCAGTACGAAGCCCAGATCGATCAGCTCACCCGCGAGCGCGATGGTGCAAGGGCGCGCATCACCGATCTCGAAGCGCAGTTGGCGGCAACGGCCAAGCCGGAAGTTATTCAGCCGAGCGCTGCCGATCTCGACAAGGTTGCTGAAGAACAGAAGGCTGCGAGCGATACGGCGGGCGGGGGCACCAGTGTCGAGACGGAACAAGCGCAACACGAGTAACGGCGGCGCCCGGCTGCGGATCGTCTCCGCGGCCGAGCTGATGCTGATCCGCGAGCAGCTTGAGCAGGTGTCGCGCCCCGGCACGGACCCGCTCAAGCAGGCTGCGGTCCTTACGTGGGCGATGCAGTACCAGGGCGCCTACTTCCATACCCGCGGCGGCGGACTGCGCCGCGTGTTTCCAAAGGCCACCGAAATCGTGCTCTTTCAGGGCGTGCCCACGAGCGCGAGCGGCAAGGCTTTGCTTTCCGAGTTCAGAAGCAAGGGAGAAGAAGATGCCACAGGTCAACCCCAAGCGGACGCGCTACGCGATTAACGGCTCAGGCGGTGCGGCGGTTGTCATCCGCCTGACCGTGTGGGCCAAGTATGTTTCGATCGACGAGGACACGACCGCGAACGCCGGCATCGCGCAAGGCCTGCAGGGTTACGCGCTCTCGCCCTTCGCGCAGTCGACCAACATCCTCGACCACGCCGAAGCCTTGCCGAGCGGTGTCTCGCACTACGACTTCGGCGACCAGTTCCATATGCAGTCGGACACCACGACGCCGCTTGGCAATCCAGGCTCAGCCGGCAACGTCGACGTGCCCGGCGGCCGGGCCACGCTCGGCACGCCTCTGGTTTCGCTTCAGTCGGCGTCCGTAACCGCAACCGCGGTCTTTGTGACGGAGTACGCCTAATGTTCGGCCTCGTAAAACGCGCGCGATTGCTCGATGCCGAAAGGCGCGTAGTCGATATCCGCCTGGTCGCCCTCAGGGCCGAGCGCGCGGGCGAAGAGCTGATGCGCGAGCTTGAAATCGAGAAGAAGCTGCGCGCCTCGGCAGAGGCCGAGCGCGACCGGCTGCAACTGATTCTGACCGCCCATCCGATCGAGCCTGCGGAACTGGCGCCCGCGAAGGCGCCCGAGCCCGAGCCGGCTGAACCTATCCGCGTGCTGACCGGTCTTGAAGTCGTCGCACGCGCAACGCTGCACCGCAACGCTCACCACAAGGGTTAACCGACACCTATGCGCGCAGCTACCCCCATCTCGGCCTTCATGGCGCCCGGCCAGGCAATGGCCAACCCCGGTCCTCAGAACCCGCAGGAGGCGACGCGCGTGAAGCGCCCGTCGAGCCCCGGCCAGCCGATCGACTACTTCTCGACCTTCGGCGTCACGGACGAAGACAAGAACAAGCTGGTCTCGATCATTGCCGACCTGCGCTCGAACTGGATGCAGGACCGCATGGAGCGCATCCGCGTCTGGATGCTCAACGTGATGTTTGAGAAGGGCATTCAGTGGGTCGGCTGGGATCAGACCGCCAACTGCTGGTTCGACGCGCTTTCCGAGATGCGCAATAACGGCCTGGTCGAAGACGGCGAGTCGGTTGAGCTTGAGCGGTGGATGAACAACGTCACCCTGATGTTCAAGCAGATCTTCGTCGGCAACCTGACCCGCGCGCTGCCACATTCCGTCGTCCGCCCGCAGGATGCCGAAAAGCCCGACGATACGCAGACTGCCAAGGCTTCCCAAGACCTGATTCAGATCCTCGACCGCAAGAACCATGTGCGGAAGATGATTCGCACCATCTACGAGTACCTCTACACGTTCGGCTGCTACTTCCGCTACACCCGGCCCGTGCTCGATGGCGTCGAGAACGGCTACGACGAAGAGGCCATCTTCGACGACCTGGAGATCCAGATGCCGGCGCGGATGAAGTGCATGCAGTGCGGCCTGGAGACCGCCGCCGACAAGCTGCCCAACGACCAGGCGATGCCGTCATGCCCCGGCTGCCAGACGCCCATGGGCCCCGAGAGCTACTACGCGGCCGGCGAAGGCAACCGGATGAGCCTGCAGCAGACTGGGGTGACCCGGATCCCGCGCGCCTCGGTCAAGCAGACCATCCACTCGCCGCTTGAGATCGACGTCGATCCCAATGTCAAGGAATGGTGGATGTCTGAGGTTCTCTCGTTTGACCGCGAGATCGGCTTCGGCGAATCGCTCAAGCTCTTCCCTGCCTTCCGCGATCAGATCAAGCCCGGCGCCTCGGTTGGAACTACGCCCAACGCCGACTGGGAAAAGCTGATGCGCGTCCAGTTGAAGTCGGTCACCTCGGGCTATGCTTCCGACCTCGGTTTGTCCCGGCCGACCTACTCCGAGAACTGGGTAAACCCGACCGCCTTCTGGCAAAACGCAGATGCCGAATTTGCAGGCCGCATGGAGCAGATGTTCCCCGAAGGCGTCAAGGTCTCCTTCGTCGGCTCGACGGTCGTCGATATCCGCCCCGCATGCATGCGCCGCGAGTGGTCGAGCTGCCGGCTCTACGAGGCCTACGGTCCTTACTGCCCGTCGATTGCTGAAAGAGTCGTTCCCTTCAATCAGCGGTTCAACGCGACCATGCAGATGCTCGACGACTGGATGCAGCGCAGCTCGACGGGCCTGAACGTCGTCGCCGCCGAGCGCATCGACAAGCAGAAACTCGACAAGCGTCCCCTGATTCCCGGCCACGTCTTCGAGATCCCGATGCGCATTGGCGGCGAGCGCGTGCCGATGTCGGAAGTCTTCGCGCACTTCGACCTGCCCATGAACGAGGCGGCCTGGAACTACCCGCAGATGCTTTTGACCTTCTGTCAGCTGATTGCAGGCTTGCCGCCGCAGACCGCCGGAGTGGGAACCATGCCCGGCGTCGACACAGCCACCGGCCAGCAGCAGATGCTCGGCCAGGCGACCGAAGCGCTCCAGCCCTACTGGGAGAACGTCAAGGACGAGTGCGCGCAGGCAGCCTGGAACGCGATTATCTGCGCCAAGCGCCTGATGGAAGTGGGCGCCATGCAGAAGCTCCACCAGTCGGAAGAAGCCAAGGGCGCGGGCTGGCGCAACAAGACCGTCACCTCGAACCAGATGCAGGGCGAGATCGAAGTGTTCTCCGATCAAGACCAGGGCCTGCCCGTGTCGCCCGACGAGTTGCGGAAGACCTTCACCATGATGTTCAAGGAGCTCTCGAGTAACAACCCCGCCGCCCAGGAGTGGTTCAAGGTGCCGGCCAACCAGGACATGGTGCTTTCGACCATGATCCCCGGATCGGTCTCGCCCGTCGCCGCGCAGATCACCAAGACCCAGATGGATATTCAGATTCTGGTGTCGAAGCCCGCGCAGACCATCCTCGACCAGAATGGCAAGCCGGTGTCGAAGCTCCCGATCGAGCCGGACAAGAACGTCGAAGACTTCCCGACCGCGAAGGAATGTCTGCGCATGTACATGCTCGAAGAGTGCGACCTCCGGTTCTCGGACCCCGAGGCCTGGGACCGGCTCAATCAGTACGCCGACATGCTCGAGGATCTCGACTCGCAGATTGCTGCCGAGCGCGCGGAGCGGCAGATGAAAGTCAACCAGGCCGGCCAGCCGCCGGCGCCGCCTGCTGATCCCGGCCAGCAGGCCATCTTGCAGGAAGTCCAGTCGCTCGGCACGCAAATGCTTGCTCGGCTCGGCCAGCTCGCGATGCTCCCGCCGCTGCCCAAAGGCACGAGCGTAGCCGCGCAGGTCTCAGCCGCAAACGACGTCGCCAAAACCGCCACCGATATCGCCAAGATGGCAGCGGCCGGCAAAAAGTAGTTACCACCCGTAACGCAAAAGGAGAGTAGCGCCCCATGTTTCTCGACCTCGTAACGCCCCTCGCCGCCGCCGGAACAATGCCCGGTGGCGGAGCCCCGCCTGCAGCTCCCGCGGCCCCGGCCGCACCCGCAGCGCCTGCCCCTCCCCCAGCGCCAGCTCCGCCTGCACCGGCACCTCCCGCGCCATCTCCGGCGCCTGAAGCGCCCGCTGCACCCGCGGCTCCCGAAGCCCCGGCCGCTCCCCAAGGGCCGCCCAAGAACACCGATTTCCCGCAGACTGAAGAGGGCATCGAGCAGTTCATCGAAGCCAGCGAGAAGTGGAAGCAGGAGCACCCGGACGAGGCCGACAAGGCCGCCGAAGAGCAGCGCGCTGCGGACGCTGCCCGCCAGCCCGGTGCGCAACCGCCCGAGGAAGCACCGAAACCGCCTGAGGCGCCGAAGCCTCCGGAAGGCGCTCAACCGCCGGCAGCAGAGCAGGCAACGCCGAAGGCTCTCGATGAGCTGTTTAATTCAAAGCCCGCCCTCAAGGCAGCGTTCGATGCCGACCCCGAAGCCAAAGCCGTCCTGATGGAAACCGCGCGCGCCGCCGAAGCCGCGCGGCCCATTCTCGATTTGGTCCCGACCGTCGAAGAGGCGCGCTATGCGGTTGAAGGCGCCGGATGGTTGCTCAATGTCGAGCACGGCTTCGCCATGGCCGCCGAGAATCCGGAAGCGGGCGAGCGGGCCTTTAACCAGCTCATCGATCGCTTCAAGTTGCGCGACGACAAGGGCCAGCCCGTCATGCAGGATGGCCAGCCGGTCATGGCCGAGAGCTTCGACTTTCTGACCCAGCGGCTGACCACGGGCGCGATCGCCGGCCAGGTCGGCGAGACCAAGAAGCAGTTGAACGCCCTGAACGAGAAGCTCAAGGGCGTTTACCCGTCTGAGGCTGCGAAGGAAGCCGATCGCGCCGCCGCGGTCGATCTCGACTATCGCATCAAGGCCTTCGAGTATGTCGCCGAAATGCTCAAACAAGAAGACCAGCTGCCCGAGCTGCCGGCCCTTCCCGAGGACGCAACCCAGGCCCAGCGCGAGTTTCAGGCGCGGCTTGAAAAGGAACGGAAGGAACTCGGCGACACGCGCACCCAAGGGAAGAAGGCCGAGAGGATCCAGGCGCGGCAGCGGCTCGAAAACGAAGTCAACGGAGCCTTTGGTCAGGGCGTGGGCGACTACGTCGAAAACGAGATCAAGAGCCGGCGCGAGCGGGGCGAAGCGATTCCCGACTTCGTGCTCGAGCGCAAGTGGGTCAATCCTGCGACCAACCAGGAGACCAGCTATCCGGACTTCGCGGTCCGGATCATGAACCGGTTCACGGCCAAGATCAACGCGATTCCGACGGTCGCAAAAAAGCTGCGCGACCTCGAAATGCAGGGCGCCCCAGCCAAGCAAGCCAGGCTCGATTACTTTGCCGAGCTCAGGACGAAGTATCTGCCTTCGATCGTGAACGGGGAGTTCGACGAGATTTACCGGGGCATCAAGCAGATGTCCTCGCAGAGCCGGGAACGCCAGCAGGAGGTAGCCAAAGTCGCGCGCGTTGAGCCATCGACCGGCGGCACCTCGGCTCCAGCGGCCGGCGCAGCACTTTCGGGGGAGGCTCTCGAAGCCAAGGCTTTAGAGAATCTCCAGACTAACCCCGAGTTTCAAACCGCCGGGCGGGTCGACCGCATGGAAATGCTCATGGTGGAAAAGGAGCGTCTCCGCGGCGGAGGCAAGTAGCTAGGTAGGGAATAGCCGGCGTGGCCCTCCATGGGCCCCGCCGCGACGTGAAGTAGCGCCCAAGGGCTGCCGGCAGGACTCGCGAGGCCGGCGGAGAAACCAACCATGGCACCTCCCAACAATTCAACCGCGCAGGCTCAGATCGCCCTGATGATCCAGGTCATCGACGAGAACATCGAGACCGCGCAAAACCTCGACCAGGGCATCGACCGCCGCTTCCAGATGGCGACCGCCCGCGACATGGGCAAGGAGAAGTACCGTCACCCCATCGAATTCGACGTAGGTGGCCAGTTCGCCTTCTACGATCCGGACGGCGGCCCCTACATCCAGGGCAACGGCCCGGGTTACAACCAGTTCATCGTCGTGCCTGTAGCCGGCATCATGGGCGTCGCGAAGACCGAACTCCTGTCGCGCATTGAAGGCGCCGGCACGGATCGGCTCCTGATTGCGAAGCCCATCGCGCGCATGCTCGCGAAGATGAAGGACAAGTTTGCGCATACCAGGAACGCGCTCGCCCAGGGATACAACCAGGGCCTGCTCGGGACGGTCGACGCAAGCTACGCCGGCGGCACCGTGGTGCAGATGTCGAACGTGCCTTATGGCAATCGCCTGCTCGACATCAATAACCAGTACCAGATCACCGACGCGAACTTCAACGTGCTCGGCGTGGTCACGATCCTCCAGAAGTCGCTCTCGACCGGCGGCGGCGTCGATACGATCACCATCGACCAGCTTCCGATCGGCGGCATCGCCGCAGGCTACCAGTTCATCCCCATGAACGCGGCCTCCGGTGCTCCGCTCGGGCCTCAGGGTCTTCAGTACCTGATCTCGAACTCGCAGAACGGTGACAACTGCGGCATCGCGCGCACCATCCCCTACGTCCAGGCCCCGAGCGTCAACGCGAGCTCGACCCTGAACCTCGGCATCATCACCGTCATGAACCAGCGGCAGAATCAGGCCCTCGGTTCCGACCAGGACGATCAGAAGCGCTTCTACTACACGCACTACGTGCAGCAGGCGACCGCTGATCTTCTGGGCTTCGCGAAGGTGATGCTGGTGTCGGACAACGGCAAGCAGAACCGGTTCGATATCGCGCCGGCGAAGAATCTGCCCTGGATGATCGGCAACCAGGAAGTGCTCACCGACTCGATGGCCGGTGTCGACAAGCTCTACGACATCGCGCAGGGCCAGCTGAGGAAGGTGCGCTACCCCGGTTCGCAGAAGATGATCCCCGGCATCCTCGAGGGCATCTGGTGGCCGCGGTATCAGGGCGGCCAGGCGACGTCCGAGTCCGACGCTCTGTTCCAGGATGCGTACAACTTCTACACCAAACTCCCCTGGGCGCACGTGTATGCCTACAACATCTACGTGAACCCCGTCATGGCGGCCGGCGTCTAAAAACGCCCCGCTTGAATCTGCCGCCCGGGTCATTTCTGACCCGGGCGTACTTTTGTTCCCCGGTAACGACCCAAGAAACAAATTGGGAGGAGAGAAAGCCCCATGAAGCGATTTGCCATTCTGTTGATCTGTTCCCTGATCGTCGGCGTCGGCTGCCATGCGCAGGTACCCCCGGCGACGAGCCACGTTGTTGATCTCGTCTGGACGGCGCCGACCGCGAACTCGACCTGGACCGGCTGCACGACCTCGGCGCCCTGTACCTATGCCATCTATCGCGCACCCACTTCGGCGGGATCCTGTCCCGCTTCGACCAACTCTGGCTATGTCGAGGTGACAAACCCCGGCTCGCGCCCGAGTGGCACGACCTTCGTCGACACGACTGCCGGCGGCTTGACGGTCTGCTATATCGCCGAGACGGTGCAAGGCTCGTCGAATAGCGGCCCATCGAATACAACCGCCGCGATCACCGTGCCCGGAACTCCGACTGCCCCGGCGCTCGGCAATCCCACGGCCGCCGCGAACCAGGGACTTCCGCTGCCGATGGTCAGGCCGTTGCCTGAGGTCGCAAGCGCGAGCGCACCTGCCGAGATTCATCTGACGGCACGGGTTGTCGGCCGGTAATGTACGGGGACGACGCTGATCTGAAAACCCCGTGGCTGATCCGGACGATGCTGCGCGACTATGGCGGCGTGACTCCGACCGGTCTGCCCATGTGGCGGCTGGTCAGAGCCGGAGACTGCACGATTCTCTGCCAGGGCGTCATGCATCACTGGCCGAGAAAGGGAAGAGCCTCGCGGCCGGACCGGATCACTGCCGGCCGCATGCTCCAACCGCGGTATCGCGACATCCCCAAGGACAGCTGGATCCTGCAGAAATGGTTTCCGCCCAAGCTCTGGGGGTCCGCAATCCAGTGGAAAGAGCAGCGCGGCGAGGATATCGACACGCGCCTGTTCATCCAGGAGTTTCCAGAAAACGGCGACTACTTCATGCTCGCCGGCCCCTGGGCGACGATCGACGAGGCCGGGGACCTGAGGCACGCCATTCATCTCTATCTCACGCGCGAGATGAAGAAGCCCCGCGACGCCGAGCAGTACATCAGGCTCCTGATGAGCGAGGAACACGCGCGGCGGGAGAAGGACCTCGAGTCGCTCGCCCGCGAGATCGACCGGGCCGAAACGCAGATGCAGTTGACGCTCAAGACTGTTGGAAAAGACGCGCAGATGGTGCGCGACCGTATCGCCGCCGAGGCCGGCATTGAAGGCCACCTGGGCGCCAGTGAAGCCTGGGGCTAAAACTAGCCCCTAACTATAGCCGAGGAGAACCGCCGCAATGCCCGAAGTTCAGATCAGTGCCGAACAATCAGCGCCCGCAATGCCCACCCGCGACGACGTCGCGCGCAGCTGGGGAGAGGTATCCTCAGGCCGGTCCCCGGGCCGCTCCGCCAAGAAACGCCAGCAGCAGGTGCAGAACCTGGTCCGCCGCATGCAGGCCGAGACACGCAAGGAGTCCGACGGGAAGATCATCGGGCCGCTCCGGCCCTGCACGGTCGTCAACTTCAACCCCGTCGAGCTCGTCGTCGAGGGCCAGCTCCGCATCACCGTGCCGAAGCCCGGCACGACCTCGCACCATCAGATCAAAATGCCCTACCGCGGGCGCATGGTGCAGGGGCACTACTGCTATATCGCGAGCCCCATGGTCGGCGAGCGCAAGTCGGACAAGGAGCCAATCTACTACACGGTCGTGACCGGCCACGAAGTCGATTCCGTTCTACCGATCGACGTGCCCACGGTCAACGCCCGCGTCTTCTCGCCGCACTCGATTGCCTGCGAGCTCTGGAGCCAGTACAACTCGCCGACCTTCAAGCTGATGGGCGGCATCCTGATGTTCGATCAGGGCCCGCATGTGCTCGCGGCGCAAAACCTCGCCAAAACCGGCGATCGCATCTTCGTGCCCGAGCGGCTGCAGATGGAGGACGAAGGCCTCTACACCTATCAGCTGCGCGAGACGCTGCTCGACGACGAGCTCGACAGGATTTTTGATACCCAGCGCCAGTACTGCGACGTGGTGATTCAGCAGGCGCACACCCTCTGGGCCGAGCAGGATGTGGCCTCGCGCAAGATGGTCACCGACACCCACCGCGAGTGGGCGCGCTGGGCAAAAGCGATGGGCTATCTGGAGCAGCTGCCCGAGTGGGTGAACGCGAAGCTGATCTTGGGCGACTCGATTGCCGAACTCCGCGTTTGCCGCTATTGCGGCACCCAGCAGAGCTCGGCCATCGTGTTCTTCTGCCCCAAGTGCAACGCGCCCTATGACCCCTACAAAGCCTTCATGGCGGGCCTTCACGTGCCGCAGGGGTTCCTTGAAACGCTCGAGGGCGAGGAGCTCGAAGCCGTGCTGCGCACCATGCAGGAACGCAAATCCCGCTTCGCGACGCTCGGACCGCAAGAGCCGCCTACACCGCCCGCAGCAATGGCGCCGGCTATCGGCACGGAGCCAAAGCCGAAAACTGAAGCCCAGATCAAGCGGGAACAGGCCAAGGCCGCCAAGAATCAGCAGAGCGAAAAGCCCGCTGAGGGAGAAACGAAGTAACCCATGCGAACCGTTGCGGACGCGATCGGCTACATCCAGGCTCTGCTCGGAGACCCCAGGGGGACATGGGTCAAGCGCAACTACGTGTTGCCCCTGATGAATGTCTCCTGCGGGGATATCCTGCTCAACCTCAAAAACGGGTCGAGCATGAATCTGGCCGCGGTCGTTCCGATCCTCGGCGTCAAGGCCGGCACCTCGAGCCTTTACCCGTGGCAGGGCGCAACGCTTGCCGCGGGCGCCGATCCGAACAAAGCCAACCCCGTACCCGTGCTCGCCGGACTCACCGACCCCTTACAGGTGTATGTGAAGCCGGCCGGCTCGGGCGCGGAAAACTACGCGCGAATCCCCCAGCGCTCAACCTTGCCGCACATCAACCCCAACCTGAACACGACGAATGCTTTTAGTTCTTCGATGTGCTGGGCCTGGATCGGCAATCAGCTGGTCGTGACGCCGACCAACATCGATCTCGACATCGAAGTCACCGGCCGATTCTCCGCGGCGCCTTTGATCCGGGATGACCAGTTCATCCCCGGCGGCGAGGACCTCTGGATTCCGCTGGTCTTCGACACCGCATCGATTGTCGGCGTCGAGCGCTCGAATCCGCAGGTCCTCGAAGGCTACGCAACGCGCTCTCTGCGCTCGCAGGACAACCTGCTGGCCGACATCATCCGCCAGGGCCAGGGCGCCCCGGCACGTTTTCAAAAAGCTTCCCGCGACAGCGGGAACGGCTACATCGCCTGGTTCTGGGGGCTGTAACCGAATTCACTCCCAAGGAGAAAAGCAAAATGGCACTCTCAGCACAAGTGGTCGGAGTGAGTCCGGCCTCGAATCCCGACTCGGTCGATTTCTTTGTCGCGTTCTCGGGCAACTACGGCGTCAATGGCACAGGCGACGTCCTGAACCTCGCGCCCTACGATGCAGTCAACAATCCCACCGGCGCGAAGAACCCCCAAAACATCGCTCTGCCTGAGATGCCGGTCTTGCTCGAGCAGGCGCCCGCCGTGCTTTCTGAAGACATCGGCGGCTACTACGTCAATCCGCATCCACTGCTGCCCGGCGCGGCTTCTGAAGGCGTGGCCAGCGGCCTGAACTTGAAGACGGGTCTCTTCCTGCGCCAGTACGCGCCAGGCGGTGGCGAGCTGGCAACCAACGCTGCGTATAACGGCGCGGTGACTGCAGCCGGGGCCGGCGTGATCGTCCGGATGGTCCTGCCCAAGGATCAGTAGAATGCCGGCGGCTTACCTGCGCGCTCCCGGGTACAACGGGGGCGCGCGGCCCATCTGCCGCAAAGCCGGATACGAATCGCGACGGCTGGCCCAGCGAGCGTTGAAGTCGCTGAATCTGCCGGGCATGGGCGGTCTGCGTATCTACAAATGCCCCATCTGCGTCGAGACGTGGCACCACGGCCACCCTCCACGGACACGCCAGGAAAGAAATCGATAGATGCAATGGTTCGGCAAGCCGGTCAACTTCAACCGATTCCTCGGGCAAGTTGATCAAGATGACCCAACGAATACGCCCATCGGCCTCGCAGCTCTCTGCGAGAACACCGACTTCACGCGCGATTCGCCCGGAATCACCTCGGCCAATACGCGCGCCGGCGTGAACCTCGCCATGCAACTGGTCGGCCTCGATGGCCAGGCCGCCAAGGACCCGGCGACCGGCGGCATCTTCTTTCAGTACGAGCCCGAGCTTCCAACCGACGCAGCTCTGTTTCCTCCGGCCGGCTACTTCTCGATGCCCATTCTGTTCGAAGGTGGAGGGTGCCTGCAGCGCGAGAATCCGGTCGGTACCGGACGCTGCCAGAGGCTTCCCGCGAGCGCTCTCTTCACTCCGCCTGCCGGCGCGCACATGCTCGGCTGCTCGGCCGGGAACAAAGCCTTCGCGGCCTTCTCCGATTTGAAGACCCCTCTTTCGGGTGGCGCTTCGATCGACCCCAAAGCCATCCTGACGAAGGCAGCCAATGCCGTCTCCCCGCTCGGCATGAAGCCCTTCGGCTGGCTATGGCAGCCGAACACGCCCGTGCTTGAGGGCGAGGTCTGCTGCCCGCCCACACCCTCGACCGGCAACGGCCACACCTACGTGGCCCAGAACGCGGGAACGACAGCAGGAGCCGTAGGAGCGTCGTATTTTCCCCTGGGCGAAGGTGCAACGTTTGTAGACAACGGCATCACGTGGAAAGAGCAGACGATGGTGCTCGCAAACCGTCTGCCCGCACCTGCTGCACCCGTCCTGACGCGCGAGGCTGGCCTTGGCACCTTTGCGGCCGGGCTCGATGTCTATGTCGTCCTGACCCTCGTGAATCCGCAAGGCGAGACCGAAGCCAGCCTCGTGGCCATCCTTTCAAACACCGCGCTCAATGACGCGGTCCAGGTCGCGATTCCCGCGCTTGCCGCGATGGCCGGATGGATCCAGACGCTTGGGCCCCAGTACGTGCCCGAGGGCGCGAATGTCTACGTGGCCACGGTTGCCCATGGCGCTTCGGCCCCACCGCTCTCGGCGTACTTGAAATACGGCTCGATGGCCGCACTTGGGTCGAATGTCCTGGTCACGACCGCAGGAACCGGCGCGGCGCCGCCCACGGGCTCGACGGCGCGCGTGGTGCCCGGGCAGCTTCCCACTCCGACCGACACCCCCGAGATTCAGCGCGTGCCCGCAGGCGGGACTTTCCCGGCCGGCCGCGACGTCTACTTCCGCCAGACGTATAACAATGCAACGGGAGAGACCAAACCCAGCCCGGCTTCAGTGATCGTGAACACCGTGCTCAACGATGCGGTGCAGGCGACGATCTCTGTCCCGGAAGACGATCAGGGTGTCGCCCTTTACGCGATCGGCTCGGTTGGGTTGTATGAGGCCGATGTTCCGACCGGCACGCCGGCGCCGCCTCCGGAGGCCTTCAGCCTGGTGGGCTACTATCAGGCCGGTGCGACACCGACTGTCACCGACTCAGCTTCAGGCGCCAATCCCCCGACCTCGAACACCACGGGCCCGGGCGGGAACATCGAGCGCGATACCCCGACCGGAGGGCCGAACGGGACCCAAGGGTACCGCTACGCGAGTCTTCTCTTTGTCAACCAGAACGAAACCTTCTCCGGGTTCACGATCGCAAGCTGCGTACCCTACATCGTCGACGAGGACGGCTGGGAGCTCGCCGTCTTTAACATCGCAACCGGTCCCGGCAATGTGGTCGCGCGTTGCGTGATCTTCACCGGAGCGGATTCATCCCAGGACGGCCCCTACGACTGGATTGGCACCCTCAACCTGATCCTGCCGAGCGCCAACGTGGTCTATCCCGCGTCGACCCCGTCGGACGGCGTCGACCAGTCGGCAACCTGCATCTTCGACAACGTCACGACCCAGGCCATCTTCAACTTCACCGACACGTTTCTTGAGAACGAAAACAACGCCGACGACCGCACCGATATCCTGCCGCCCTTCCAGGCCTGCCGGATTGACTATCTCAAGACCGTGAACTCGCTTGCTTACTCCGGAGTACTCGGCTCAACCGGCGGCGGACTGATCTCGATTCCCGGCGACTACGAGAGCGTTTACGCGGACCTCGGGACAATTCCGTTCCCGGCCGACGGCAAGAAGTGCTTTGGGTTCTCGGACGCCTATAAGAGCGTGATCTTCGCTTTGCGCGAGGACGGCGGCTACGCGATTCAGCCGAACTCGGGCGCCGCGGGCGGATGGACCCCGGTGCAGCGCTGGTCTGAAGTCGGTCCCTGCGGCTTTCGGGCCTGGGCGGCGATCGGCAAATTCATCTTCTTCGTGCATCGGTCAGGAGCTTACAAATACGACGAGAGCGACCCGGACATGATGTCGAAGGAGGTCCCGCGGCGCTGGGAAACGATCAACTGGGACGCGGCCGAGCAGATTGCGGTCACGATCGACGAGGACACGCACACGGTCCGGATCCACGCGCCCACGTACGATTCGAAGGTCAACAGCGAAGAATTCGTGCTGAGCTACCTCGAGGGCTGGCAGAACCCGACGCACTTTTCGACCTACTCGGGCAAGGAAATCTCGATGGACGCGGCCAGGCGCTGGAGCTTCAATAACGTCGCCGCCAACTTCTCGATGCGCATGGACCGCCAGCTGCCTCCGGGCCCGGCGTTCTTGAATGGCCCGAACTGGGAGACTCTCTCGGGCGCCTCGGCCTACCGGAACTCGCAGTTGCTGTTCTTCTCTTCGGCCCCCGACGGCACGGTGCACGCGCGGACTCCGGGGGTCTATTCAGACAACGGCCGCGGCATTCCCTGGAAGTGGGAGTCGGTGTGCGCGGGCCTGATGCAGGCCGTGACCAAGCCCGAGGGGATCAATCTCAACGTATCGGGCGAAGGCCGCATCTACGCGAGCGTCATCGCGGCGCGCGTCCAGGATGACGACGACAAGGCCGGCGACTCCGATACCGAGGACTTCATTCTCCCGCTGGGCCTGGGCTACTTCGATCTCGTCACCTCACAGCGCAAGGGCATCACGCTCAAGTGCGAACCCGCGATCAACGAGTTCTGGCGCGTGCACTTTGACAACGGCGCCGAGCCCGGAGCCAATGCTTCCCTGAAGCAGATGACCTTCTATCTGATTCCGTTCACCGCCGGAAGGGACTCAAGCTAAATGGGAAACCTTGTCGGTACGAATCGATTTCAGGTGCTGGTCGAGTCCGTGTGTCGCTCGCTCGACCAGGGCAAGATGCCGCAGACCGAGGATTTTCGTCAACTGATGACGCAGATCCAGACCAACGTCGAGGCTGCATTGCCCGGCGGAAACTGGGTCGTGCCCGGCGGCACGAAGGCCACCGGCGCCAATTACCCGGCCGGCGTGGGCTTCGCGGTCACCGGCGCAAACGGCGCCTTCACATTGCAGGCAACGCCACCGACGACCCTCCAGGGCAAAACCGTCTGGTACGAGTTCAGCTATTGCGCGCTGCGCAGCTTCACCCAGTCGGTGACGACGCTGCCCTGGACCACCACGCCGAAGATGGTCGAGAACCTGCCCAATCAAAGCCTCTTCTGGCGCATGCGCGTTTCCTTCGATCAGACCAACTGGTCCCCGTATCAGCTGGCCAGCTCAAGCGCCATCACCTCGGGGCTGGTCTCGAGCTCGGCGACGTCCGACGCCGGCGCCTTCAATCAGACCAACTATGGCGTGGTGACCTCGGTCGCGGTCGGCTCGACGGCAGAGGTGCAGATTCAGGGCGCGAACGGGCCTTACACCTCGATGGTGGCGCAGAAGGGCCCCACCCAGTCTTCGCTTCCCGGGGCGACCATTGTGGGGGTTACGCCCGGCTCCGATCAGTTTGTCGGCTTCAACGGTTCGAAATACATCCTCAGGAGCACGCTCGCCGACCTGCTCTCTGACGATGCGGTGACGCCGATCGGCAAGGTCAGCGTGGTCGGAACCGGCGCACCGACCCTGCCGACGATTGTTCCCATCATCTCGGGCGGCCACATCATCGGCTACAACGTCACCTTCGGCGGCAATGGAGCGAGCGCGCCCTATAACTTGACCATCACCGACGGGCCCGGCTCGGGCGCGACCACCGGGCAGCAGACGATTGTTGCCGGCGTGCTGATTGCGGTCGCCCCTGGAAACCCGGGAGACAGCTACGACGGGTCGACGGTTGTCACGCCCAGCGGCGGAATCTTTCCCGGCGTTGAGGGCGGGGGCACCGCGATCGGCGGCAACGGGGGGAGGCTGACAGCCGTATGAAGTGGCTCAGGCAGCTTTTTTGTAAACACAGCTTTCAGTTCGACCGGAACCTCTACGGCGACCAGATCCAGTACGCGGGCGGCGCGCGCTCCGTCTGGGTCTGCACCAAATGTGACAAGGTCGAATTTCGCTCGGAACTCCACTTCGAGGGATTCGTATGATCTCGCCCGGCCCGTGTCACTTCAGCTCGTCCTGCTGGCCGTTCACCTGTTCGGAGTACCTCGAGGAAAAGCCCGCGGACTCTCTGATGATGGTGGTCCAGCAGTACCCGATCTTCGAGCACCCGCGCAAGCAGTTGTGCGAAACCTGCGGCAAAAAATTCCTATTCTCCGAGGAGCAACAAGGGCAGTGAATACCAATCTCTACATCGTTACCGCCATCTTCAATCCATTCAATTTCCGCTCCCGGTACCGGCTCTATGAGGCTTTCAAAAAGCACATGGCCGACTCGGGAGTTGTGCTGTTTACGGTCGAAGCCGCCTTTGGCGATGCGCCCTTCCGCGTCACCGAGGCCGGCAATCCCTTCAACCTGCAACTGCGCACCAATCAGATCCTCTGGCACAAGGAGCGGCTGATCAATCTCGCGATTCCGCGTCTTCTGCATGAGGTTCCCGACGCGCGCTTTCTCGGCTGGTACGACGCCGACATCACCTTCGCGCATCCCGAGTGGGCTGATCTCGTGCGTCACAAGCTGAGTCACCTTTTGGTCATTCAGCCGTTTGCGACCGCCGTCAACCTGAACTCGGCCGACGACTACATGTGGCACTGCCCGTCGTCGATGCGCTCTTTCATCGAAGGCCGCGGCTACCATCAGGAGCCGCCCCTGCCGGTGAGCTACACCTACAAGGGCCATCCGGGTCTCGCGTGGAACATTACCCGCGAGGCCTGGGAGAAGCTCGGCGGACTCTACGACCGCTGTGTCGCGGGCTCGGCCGACACCGTCATGTCGAACGCCTTCAAGGGTGACTTCACCGTGTACCTGCCTGGGTCGCCCTCTGAATCGATGAAGAATTCGATGCGCGGCTGGCAGGAAAAATGCGAGCGCCACGTGCGCGGAGCGATCGGGTTCGTCCCGGGCTGCGTACTGCACCACTGGCACGGGGCAAGCGAACAGCGCGGCTACGAGAAGCGCTGGGACATTCTCTCGTTTCACAAGTTCGATCCCCTGGTCGACCTGCGCACCGAGCCGAACGGCATGCTGCGCTGGGCCGGCACGAAGCCTCGGCTCGAAGATGACATCCGCCTTTCGCTCAGCGCGCGCAATGAGGATCAGGTGTGATCGAGGCGGTGCGCGGTCTGCTTGAGTCGCTCAAGCTGTTCCTGCTGTTGATGGCGGGCGCGTTTTTGCTGCTGGGCGGCCTGGGGATTGTCATGCTTTCGGCGTGGCTCGAGCTGAGGAAATGGAAGAGGAGCGGGAATGGCGTGGGAAATCGAAAGTGAGCATCTGGATCTGGCGGAGATGGAGCACGTGACGGTCTTCGTCGAGCGCAACGTGACGACCCGCTCGGGCGAGCCGCAGCGGCATTTGCTGCAGATACGCCTCGGAGACCATCTCGATTTGACCGAGAAGGGCGAGATCGTCGACGCCGATGGAAAACCGTATGACCACCGGGCCAAGCAGCAGGAAGTCCTCGCCGAGCTTACGCGCCGGCACAAGAACGCGCGCCAGTTTGCGCAGCGGCACAACGTACGCATTCTGAAAGGGCGCGAGAAGTGATTCTTTCTGAAGCAAACCAGGCCGCGATGCAGATGGTGCGACCGGCCGATGTGCCGGAGATTTGGGAGCTCGCGCGCCAGCAGAACGAGGCGGACGGGACCGACATTCTGGTGCCGCGCATCTTTGGCGACGACGGGCAGCAGTTGAAATCGATTCCGCTCGCGCTCAAGCAGGTCGCGCGAGGCCGGATCGTGCAGGCACACATTTTTGAGTGCCAGCCGGAGCTGATCACGGTCGGCATCAGCGCCCGCGGCACGGCGCTCTCGATGCGCCAGCTGCCGGCGGCGATGTGGTTTTTAGAGCAGATGGGATACCAGGGGTTTCACGCTCTGGCGCCGGTCGCGCGACTGGCCGCCTGGGAGCGGACCCTGGGGAAGCGCCTGAACCTGGTGCGCGATGATGCGCGGGTCGCCCACTACTACAGAGACTTTGCGAGGCTCAGATGAGCGATCCTATCTCGATGTCGCTTCAAAGCCCATGGCTTGATTTCGACACCCGCAAATCGCATCCACTTCTCATATTTGCGTTGCCCGCGAACCTCGGGGTTCGTTGCTCGATAGAGCCATTCGCCGATGGTAACGGCGTCGATGTGCGAGTAGTCGAGAGTGAAGATAGGCCGGCAGTTGGATGCTCTCTCGCGGCCTGCGAAAACAGCAGGCCCTTTCTCGCACCGACAAATGATGCGACGAGCCACCGGGCATTGGGCAAAAATCGCGCGTTCAAGAGCTTCGACAAACTCTCCGGCGATCGAGCTGAACATGAACTTCATCAGATGCGTCTGTCGGCCCCCGCACTGATACCAGCCCCCATCGCTATCGAGCAACCCGCGGACGAAGTGCCTAACCAGGGTCGCGTCGAGATCTGGCCACTTCAGTTGCGGCCCCTTGTTTTCATCCAACCCGAACTCGGAGCGGAGCAACTGGTTGAAACTCTTGCTGCAAACGACGAGCCTCTTGCACCCTTCAGCCTGATAAATCCGAGATCGCCCACCGATGATCTTTTGCGCTTTGAGAAGAATGTCTTCGTCGTGGTTGTCTCTTGTGATGGAGCAGACGCTGCCCCTCGCATCGATACTGCCATCGGCGAAGAGAAGACCCAGCACCCACGCTCGCTCGGCGTTAAGCTTTCCCCACGCCGTGTGGTTTCGCCGCGCGTCGACCGCCGCTGCTTCTTTCCAGTTGCGCAGAATCCCGGCCTTGAGAGCCTGGTACCGAGCCGCGCTCTGACTGCAGCCGACCGTAACGCTGATTGTTCTAACCCCCATGCCACCGCGATAGAGATCGAGGATTGTCTGCCTCGTGTTCTGAGAAAGCAACATAGCCATGACCAAAAGTGTACGTCACTTTAGGTCATAGAAAAGAGGTGTGTTATTACAAAATCTCAAAGCGCGCAAACGTTCAATACGGCATCGGGGCAGCAAGCGACCACGTCGGGTAATGCCCAGTCGAGCTACGCCGCCGCGCAAGGCGACATCGGCGACTATAAAACCGCTCTCTCGAAATATGCCGCAGAGAACCCCTACGTTCAAGGTGGGCAATATCAGACTGCGGCTAATCAGCAGCTCGCCGACACGGCCGCTGGTGGCGCTCAGCAAGCCCAGCAGGCGATTACCGGCTCGATGGTCAGGAGCGGGCTGAATCCGACCGCGGCCGTTGCTGCCGGCGAACAGGTGGCAGAAAAGAACGCCCAGACACAAATGGACTCCGAGGCTAAAGCCAATCAGTCGCGGCTGCAGGGTCTGGCCGGCTACCAGGGCAACGTGCTCGACGCGAGCGCCAAGCCCGAGCAGATGGAGCAGGGCCTCACCCAGACAGAGATGGGCGGCGCCGATAGCGCATTGGGGACCGAGAACCAGGCGGCACAGACTCCAAGCTTCTGGCAGGAGCTCGGCCAGGGCGCGATCAGCGGTGCAGGACAATTTGCCGCCAATAAGTGGTGCCCGGCTGAAGGGTCGCTCTACTTACTAGCAGACGGCCGCGAAACCCCGGTCGAACACCTCAAGGTCGGCGATGAGTTGATGGGAATTGACGGCGACGCTCAGAAGATCGAGTCCATCGAATCAGCACTTGCTCGGATCCTCCTAGTGCGTTCCGATCAGGGGCACAAACTCCGCAATTCTTGGACACATGCGTATGCCCTGCCGGGCGGGGGCTTCACCGTTGCAGCGCGCTCGATGGGCAAAAAGCTCGTTGCCGACCGCGGTCCGGCTCGCGTGATCAGCGTCCAAGATGGCGGCGTAGCCCGTGTCTTCAATGTGATCACCGGTGGGTCGCACACGTACCGGGCCGATGGAGTCTGGGCCCTAGGCGTTGGCGAAGCTGAGCGCTACGTGAGTATGGATGAATGGCAGCGAATCGGTGATCAGCTCATGCAGGAGGTGGTCTAATGGCCGGCGACTGGAATACACTTGGGGATCCTTCACAGTTTCAGGGCCTTCCTTTTCCGGCCTCACCGATCACCGCCTCGGGCGAGGACCCCGATGAGGTGCGCGAACGGCTTGCCGCCCAGGCGCAGATGGGCAACGGCCATGCGGGGAGCGTCGTGCCCGGAACCCCGACCGCCACGCCTGTACAGCAGGTACAGCCGAAGCTGCCAAACGTCGAGTCCCCGGGCTTCAATGCCGATACGGCACGCCAGTCGATGACCGGCCAGCTCGCCTCGGGCCGCGACCTGACCCGAACCGCCGACCAGATGCAGCCCGACCCTCAAATTGCCGAACTCGAGCAGAAGAAGATGCAGGACGAGGCCGCGACGCCAAACGCGGCAAACTACAAGCCCGGCTTCGGCACGCGCCTGCTCCGTGGTTTGAAGGGCGCCGGTCTCGGACTCGCCGAAGGCGGCATCTTCGGGATGGGTGTGGGCGCGATCGACCCGGGCCTGGTTCGCGGTGGAACTTCGTACGGCGACCCGACGGACGCTTACGATGCGGCGCTCAACAAGAACAAGCAGCTGGTCGCCCAGGACACCGAATCCCTCTCGAATGCCCAGGCCAACTTCAAGCAGGCGCAGGAGCTGAGAGAAAAGCAGCTCGGCGGCTACAAGGACTCTGGCGAAGCCTTCAGGGGCGCCGGCACGACGGCGACCACTCAGGAGGAAAATGAGACCAAAGGGGCCCAGCTTCCGATCGACCAGGAGAAAGCCGACACGGAGCGAGACAAGGCAAACAATGTTCCTGAGCCGAAAACGTACGAGGAGATGGTGCTGCGCGCCCAGACCGAGAAGGATCCACAAAAGCGCGCGCAATATTGGAAAGCTGCAACCGACATTCAGAAGGCTGAGGTGCGCAGATTCCAGGCCGGTGCTAACGCCAACGGTCCCGTCGACATCGGAAATACGAAGCTCAGTGGCGATGCGTACCTGCAAACTTTGCCGGCCGGCATGGGCCCAACCATCAAGGCGATCGCCGAGGGTCGCATGGCGCCCCCTTCGCCGGGCAACCGCAGCAAGCAGGCGCAGGCGCTGCTGAACGCATTGAACATCTATGCCCCCGGCTACGATGCCACGAAATATCCGACCTACGCTGCTACGCGGAAGGAGTTCACAGAAGGCAAAATCGGGCAGTCGATCAACTCCTTCAACACGTCCCTGAATCACCTCGATCGGCTCGAACAGAACATCCCGGATAACGGATACTTCGAAACTCTCAATGCACTTCGTAACGCAGCCAGCCCCTCGGGATCGGAGCGGTCACAGAAGCTTGCGGCCTTCGACGCGGACGCCACTGCGGTCGCCAATGAGGTAAGCAAAGCCTACAAGGGCGGTGTGATCAGCGAGGGCGAATACAACCACATGAACAGCCTGCTCAGCCGAAGCGCTGCGCCCGCGAAGATGAAGGCCAACATCGCGGAATTCCGCGAACTGCTACAGGGAAAACTCGAGAATTTCCAGAAGCAGTGGGAATCTGGCATGCCTCCCGGCGCTGTCAGCCCGCTTCAGACGATCCAGGGCTCGGTAACGGGAACCGGGGGGGGCGGCGGCGGATCGAGCAGTGGGGCTGGTGACGACTGGTTTAAGCAGCATCCGGAGGCCAACTAGATGGCTGGTCCAGCCAACGGCGTACCGATTCTAGCCCCTGATGGGAAGGTCTATATGGTGCCTCCCGAACAGGTTGCCGAGGCCCACCTGCACGGCGGAAAGACGGCGCTGCGCATCGCCGCACCCGGCGGAAGCCAGCACTGGGTCCCCGTCGATCAAGCCGAGGAGGCGCTGTCGCACGGAGGCACGGTTGTGCGACAGGATGGGCGGCCCTACGCCCCCGGACAGGCCCCGGTGATCGTCGGCCGCAATAGCGCAGGGCAGCCGATGTGGGGCAATGCTCCGGACGCAAAGAAAGAGGGTTTTCTTGGTTCGGTGGGCAGCGCCCTAGAGGGAGCTGTAAAGGGCGTCGCAGGGATGCTCGATCCTCGGTCGAGCGAAGACGAAAAGCGACGCGGGTTAACGAGCCCTTATGATGCAGCGCTCGCGCCGATCGAGCGCCTGGTCACGCCGCAGGTGGCTGAAGGTGAACGGGCCGTGCAGGAGGGCCGTGCTGGCCACATCCCCGAGGCTATAGGTCACGGGCTCGCGGCGATCACGCCGATGGTCGGACCGTGGGCAGCTTCGACCGGAGAGAAAGTAGGGACGCAGGTAGGCGAAGGAGATCTGGCCGGCGCCGCCGGCACGCTGGCCGGAAACGCAGTGGTGGCTGCCGCCCCTGAGGTCCTGCCAAGGGCCGCACGGGCTGGAATTGAGACTACTCGCGGACGCCTGCAGGAGATCATCAATCCCCGCAAAACACTCGATACCCCGGTTGCACCCGGCGATCTCACCCCAAAAGAAAGGTGGGAAGCCGCCAACCGAATGGGTGTGAATCTGGATCGTGCCCAGGCAACCAACGCTCCCGTGCCGAAGATGGCGAAACGGATCACTGAGCAAAGCCTGCTGGGTAACCGCGCATTCGAGGCAAACAACGCTGCCAACGTGGAAGCTCTGCACGCGCATGCTGCCAATGTGCTCGACGACGCTGCGCCGCATATGACGAGAGAGGACTTCGGAAATCACGCCAAAGCTAAGCTCACTGCGCACCGAGCCAAGTTAGCCGACGAGCCAGGGCAGCGGGCGCAGGCGGATGCCTTGCTTAACAGCGCCGACCCTCGCTCTATGAGCAGGGAAGAATTCGGCAATGCGGCGAGTGAGGCACTCGAAAATCACCGCCTGGCCACCGACGATAAGATCAACGGCCTTTATCACGACCTGGACGGGCGCCTCGGCGATCTCCACCCCGATATGAAGGGTGTCAAAGAGAAGGCGGGGGCCATCTACAGCCAGAACAAGCGGTTCTATGAGAATCACCCTGATCTGTTGAAAGGCGCGGACGCGCGCGCATGGGCGATCATCAAAGACTTTGCGGGCATCGACGACAAAGCCCCTCGCGGTTCCAGCTCGGCCGCAACGAAGGCACCGGTCGATACATGGGCCGACCTCCAGAGGGCGCGTAGTCATCTGCTCGACTTGACGCGCGGCCCAGATTTTCTGGGTGAGTTGTCGACGGGATGGATCAAGCAGATGACGGGCGCTATCGACGACGCCATGACCTCCGCCGAGAAGACGCCGGGGCTCAAAGCGAAAGATGTGCAGCAGTTCCGTCAGGCTAATTCTCTCTACAAGGGGTTGAAAGAAACTTATGACAACCCGCAAAGCCCGTTCTATTGGGCTTCGCGCCAAGAGGGTTTGAAGGTTGCCGACCGGCTGAACAGTCTCGGTCCGGAGGACGCGCGTAAGTTTCGCGAGGTCATGAATCAGGGAGATAGGCCGGATCTGGTTGGTCAGCAGCAGCGGCAGTTTATGCAACGGCTGCTCGATCCGGCGGGCAACGGAGCGGCCGATCTCGCCGGTCTCAAGGCCCGCTGGACGAAGCTGCCGAAGGAGCAGACAGAGAGCCTGCTTGAGCCTGCGCACATGAAGGGGCTCAATGATCTGGCGGAAAAGTCGGCGACCGAAACGCCCTACGATGCTGCTGGTTCGCGATTGGCCCAGGTGATCAATGCGCCGGATGGGACAGCCGCAAGTCGTGCGATGTTTACCGACAGTGGTGCTTTGCGCTTAACACCGGAAGAAGTCCGGCAGATGGAACAGGCCGACCCCACACTCCTGCCGCAACTCAGGCGCCAAGCTATGCATCGCCTGTTCGATCCCTCGGATAACGGCGCTACGGATCTCCGCAACTTCAGCGCCCGCTGGAATCGCGCCCAGAAAGAGCCGCTCGCTGGAGTGCTGACCCCTGATCAGATGCAGGACCTTGACGATATGTCTAGCGTCGCGAGGACCGTAAACCTGCCCGCTAATCCGAGTGGTACCGCTGTAGTCTTACAGCCGGCTGAAGAGGGCGGCCGGCTGGTCCGCTCAGCAGTAGGGGCGTTGCCAGAGATGCTCGGCGCAGGCGCGGGTGCCGTTGCGGGTGGACCGATCGGTGCGGGGGTAGGCGCCGCTGCGGGTGCAGCTGCAGACACGGTTGGGAGGGGTGTTTTGGCCCGTCGATTGGTGAATCCGGAAGCGACTGCGGCCGCCATGGAACATACACTACCGGTCCCACTCGCCGCGGCTGTAAAGAAGGCTGCCGGTGATGTTGATCTCGGCCGCGGAACCGCAGTGGCCAGCGGCGCGGAAGCCGGCAATCCCGATTCTGCTGAGCAACGATGGAAAGAGGTGAATGCCGGGCGGCCGCCTCAGCCTTCGCCCTCCGCGACGCCGGGCACTGTGCAGCCTGCGTTGCAGCTGAACCCTGCCGCTGGCGCGGCGGTGCCCGCCTCAGCCCCGAAACCCGCGCTCAAGGCGCCGGTTCCGCCGGCCATGAAGGATGCGGCTCGACTTTCAGTCGCGAACGATCAAATCAGTGACGCGCTCGCGAACCCGCCGGCCCCGCCACAGCCTCCGGCACCCGATGGAGCCACGCACGAGGTTGTTGATGCTGATGGAAAGACGGTTCTCGGTCACATGGTGGACGGAGCTTATGTTCCGCTAACACAATGAAAGTATTGCCCTTAGTTAAGCGACATCAGGGTATCAATCAAACGGCTCACATCTTTGTAGTCACGATTCGATGTTGAGCAAAATGAGCAGTCCGCGGTCGCTTCAATTGGCCCGGAAGTGCTTTGTCTCAGATATTGTGTGTTTGCTAGCAGGTTCCTTGTTTCTCCATTAAAAAGCATTCGGAGAACTGTTTCTGCACCATTGGAATAGTTCGTTGTAACCGTGATCTCAACGTAACAAATATCGGAGTCGTCACTGTGGTTCGCCGTAGCTATCTTTACATTGGGGGTGAGCAGCTCTTTCCTCGTGATGTCATCCACGTAGCTATCAGTCAGAGCTCTCTCAAGAGATGAACAGCTTGGCGCATTTTGCCGGTTGGCTTTTTTCGACGTATCCAAGTCTAGGGAGGACCCTACAAGCTCATAGGAAGACTTGCGACCTCCGCGCGTTACTTGGTATTTCTTTCCATCGAAATACAAAGATACCTGCTCGCCAGGAACGGCTTTTTTCATCACATCGTTTCCGCTTGGCCTTAGGACGTAAACGTACTTTCCAGCCTCCACTGTGTACTGCCGTGTCTCGATATCACTGCAACTACTGCTTACAGAGGAGACCTGAGAAGGCGGTTTTGAAGTATCCCAAGAGGGTGCATACGAAGGTGTCGCGGAACAAGCTGAGGCGTCGGAAACAGTTCGAAAACTTACCAACCGGCCCTTCTGCAAGTCTGTAGGTTGAGCTACCGCAGCAAGTCCGCAAATGAACAAAAAACACGTTGTAATGCGAGATTCAATCATCATGAGCGAATGCCCTTTTCTGAGGCAGTCAGTCTAGCACCGGAAACCAAGCAGAATGTCTACAACTTCCGTGTCACCGAGTTCGAAAGTACCCTTGCGGCCACCCGCTGGTGCCCTACTCCGGCCGCTCTCCCCGGCGGGCGGCCTGCCGCCGGGCGCATTGTTGCGGCCACTCGCTGGGCGCATAAGTCATAGATATGACGAGGTGTCAGACGGCGAAAAAGCCAACGTAGTTCCACGTGGAACAGAAAGACAGCGTGCCGAGGAGTTTCCGCCTATCGGTGAAACCGAAGCCGAGACCGGACGGCCCGTATTGCAGCAGTCTCCCCGGCCCGAGGTGAACCAGGCCGCGGCGACTGCCGAGCACCCGGCAATTCTCAAAAAACTCCGGGATCTCGTGTCCCCCATCCGGGGCGCGGTCTTGGCCGGCAACCGGGACGAGAAAGATGAAGACCGCCTCGAAGAGAAGATGGCCGCCGAAGACCAATCGCCGCGCACGGTGCGCGACTATTCGGGCTTCCGCATCGCTGTTGACTCGCCAGCCGCCCACGACGCTGTGGCTGATCGACTCCGGCAGCGCTTTGAGGTGCCGAACGAGCAGGATGAGTTTGAGACCGGCGACCCAGAAACCGGCTTCCACGGGCACACGCTCCAGGTGCGCGAACCCGGATCGCCGGTCTCGCACGAGGTGCAGGTGCTGCCGCGCGAAGTGGCCGAAGCGGCCGACGATCGCCATGCGCTTTATGAGAAGGCGCGCGAGGGAGACGCAGACGCCGCTGCCCAGTTGAAGCAGGCCAACGAAGCCGACTGGCAGAAGTTTCAAGCGCGCAACGCGCAGAACCCGGAAGGAGGCGCCAATGACCGACTAACCCAGACCGAGCAACCAACCAAAAAGGCAGCCGAGGGGGCCGAGCCGAAGTTCAAGTTCGGCTCCACTCAGGCCAGCATTCCCGAGGACTCGGACGCCGCCGCAGCGCTCAAAACCGCGCGCGAGAAGATTGCGCCCGAGGACCGTGCCGGCGATGTGAATGACGCCAAGGGCGGCCTGGTCGAAGATCCCCACGTCACGGTGCGCTACGGGATCAAGGGCGACGATGTTGAGGGGATCAAGAAGTTCCTCGAGTCGCAAGCTCCTTTCGAGGCGACGCTGGGCAAGACCGACAAGTTCCCGGCGAGCGAGCACTCCGACGGTGCCGCGCCCATCATTGCGCCGATCGATGCGCCCGAGATGCACCGCATCCAGGCGGAACTCGAGCAGCATGGCGAATTCGCGCCGTCGAGTTTCCCGGAATATAAACCCCACGCCACCCTCGGCTATGTGAAGCCTGAGGCCGCCGAGAAGTACGTCGGCATGGGCGATACCGAAGGCAAGAAGTTCACTGTCAACTCGATCGCCATCTCCGATCGCAATGGCAACCTGACGGAGGTCCCGCTCAAAAGCAAAAAGTCTGAAGGAAACTCTCAAGAATCTGATAGAACCTCTCAAACACGGAAAGCCCCGGTCCCACCGGACCGCAGGCCGAAGCCTGAGAAATGGAGCAAAGGCGACTGGTTCCTGGTCCGAGAGCAGGCCCGCGGCAACTATCGCGCGGGTGAAGTCACCTATTTTAACGAAGGTGTCAATGGAGCCAAGCCTGGTGGACGGTCCCGCGTCGGCGAGACGAAGCTCGATGAGATCCCGCGCGGGGCGCTCCGCATCCTTGGCGCGGACAGAAAAATCAACCCCGTGACCGATCTGCCCGCGGAGGACGCCATCATCGAGCGGACCGGGAAGAAGCTGCCCGAACTCACTGCGCAACTGATCGAGAAGAATACAGAAGACGGCGTGACCACGCTCGCGACCGATGCAGCCAAGGGGATGTTCCCGGAATTCAAAGCTGATCCAGTGAAGAATGACCGGCTCGTCTGCGCTTCTGCCAAGGCGGTGCGTGATGCGGCTCTCGAGACGGTACTGGCCGCGCCCGTTGACCCGAAGCGGTCCGAGGTGCTCATTGGCACGGCATCGCCGGGCTCGGGAAAGACGGCCGGTCTGGTGGGCAGCGGAAACCTGCCGGGAGTAGGCATCAAAATCGAGGCTATCGCCGATGACTACAACGAATTCTCTAAGCTGATCCAGGACATCGTTGCTTCTGGCCGTAAGCCCGTGGTGCAGTGGGTTTACGTTGACGACCCCGCCAAGACGGTCCGCCGCATGTTCCTCCGGGCGGCTGGTCACGAGGGGAGGCCGGGCATCGGGCGGACGGTGCAGCTGAAGTACATGGCCGACGCCTATACTGCTATCCCCAGCGTTCTCGAACAGATTCGAGAGCACTTCGGGAGCAAGGTTAAGATACTGGCCGTCGACAACTCGGGGCCTGCGGGTACTGCTAAGGTTACTTCAGATATCAACCCGATGCTTGCCGCCCTCCGCCAAAAGTCCTATAATCAAGTGTTCGAGGAGATGACCAATGAAACCCGCAAGCTCCAGTCTGAAGGGCACTTCGACAGCGACCGCGGAAAGGCCATCCTTGAAGCCGCCCAGACCAGTGACCCGCCCACAAGCGACGAAGCCCAAGGAGGATCCGCTGGTCGCGGAGCTTCAGGCGGGGTGGGATCGGGCCGCGGAAAAAATGAAGGACCCGAATTGGCAGGTTCCGTACTAAACAGAATTCCTACAAACGACAGCGCACGGCAAACGGCCGCTCCCAGGAGCGGCCGTTCTGTTGCGTTGGAAAATTTCAAGGAAGCGGCCCGGCGAAAGGGAGTGCGCTAGCGCCGCGCCTCTGGGCTTGCGCGCGGCGGCGTCATCGGTGAGTAGAGCGCCTTGAAGGCTGCGATGCTGGCTGCGCGAAGGGCTGTGGTGCGCTGGAAGTGGACGCCCTGGAGCCTTTCCCCCTGCTTGCCGGTACAGGGACGGCCGACGCCGGCGCGGCAGAAGGGGCAGGCGATCTGATAGTTGCGACGGGGTCTCATAGGGCTAGGCGGCCCGGCGGGCCTTCATAAACCAGACGGGAGCCTCGTCCTCAAGGAAATTCCTAACAGCGCGCCGAACCCACGTTTTTGGTGGCCAGCCCGTTTCGGCGGCGAGATCGGCGATGCGAAGGCGCTGGCTCCGGGTCAGGATGGCCAGTTCGATGTCGCCAAACGCGGGCATCGGTTTGAGGCTGTTGGTGAAGTTGTAGATTGCGGCGGCGACTTTGAGAGCGGCCCTGCGGTCACGAGCGGCCTTGTTGTTGCGGCGGTTGGATTTGCGGGTGGTACGCTTAACTGTAGCCATTTGGTTGCCCCTCCTAACAGGGCGGCTTCTTGGTTAGGGTTCCGTTCGGTGTTCAAGCACCGGGCGGAGCCCGTTTGAGTTTCAGGAGCGTTTGCGGTAGTTCTGCTCCTTGTAGGCCTTGACGAAATCGGCTTCTTCCTGGGACCACAGCCGATGGCTGATCCCGCTGATTTTCAAGTTGTTCTCAGGCTCCGGAATCTCCTTGGCGTAAAGCCAGCGGAGCAAGGTCGATTTATTTACCCCGGCAGCCTCTGCAACTTGAGATGTGGAGTAAATCTTCATAAACATGACTGTAGGCGTTAACAATGTATTTGTCAAGGTAATTATTGATTTTTGTTAATTTCTTCCGTGTAACTTAAGTTGCATCACATTGCACCAGGTTTCACCATGTTGGTTGCACCGTGTTGCAGCATGTAACGCCCCGTGACGGGAGGACCGCGGCGCCGTGGCCCAGAAATGAGGATCAGTCAGACGGCCGCCTCCATCAGGGGTACCTTTCCGGGGAGGCGCCCAGCTTTGCAACGTTGACAGCGGGCCGCCCTTTACGGGTTGCTGTGCGTAGCCGGGTCCCTTGCTGCGTGAGTGGGGCGGACTCTACCATTCCCAGACTATTCTTGAGCCGCGAGACCGTCTGACCAAACCTGCAACTTAAGTTACACCATGTTTCACAGTGTTGAACCGCGTAACGCGAGATTCGCCCGAGGTGCCCCGTAATGCCCCCCAGGAAAGATGTGCCGCTCACCGTGCACGAGCAGCGCTTTGTCATTCACTACATTCGCGAAGGAGCCGCTCCCGAAGTCGCCTATATCGCCGAGCGCAAGGCGCGCTTGAAGAAGGGCGAGGGCGAGAAGATGCTCCGCCGGCGTCACGTGCAGGAAGAGATCCACCGCCGGAAGATTCTGGTCGAGTACGAGGAAAACCGCCTCATCGCGAAAGACAACGTCGCGACCGTCCAGCGCGACGACGAGCGCGACCTGGTGACGCTCCATAAGATCGAGTCGGCCCTCGACAAGGTCATCGCGCTCGACGCCGAAAAGCACGGGACAACGGTCCTGAAGGCGATCGAGCTGGGGTTGATCTACACCGGATCGATTCGCGACGGCAACAAGGTCAAGCTCTCGACCATCGACCCGCTCGGCACGGACAAAAACACGAAGCCCGACGACGGGGAGATGAAGCCGCGCGAGGACGGGTTCTATACCTCGATCTTCGCCAACATGAAGGCCGATGGCGCGGCGGCGCCGCCCGCCGAGCCGGTTGAGCCGGCCGAGCTGATGCCGGCCGAAGACCCGAAGCCCCTGCCGACGGTCCCCGTGGTCGCGGCCACGCCCCCGAAGCCCGCGCCCAAACCTGCTGCTAAGAAAGAAATCAAGCCGCCTCAGATCGAAATCACGTAGTCTTTGTACCATCTGTACCCCGAGGGAAGAACCCATGTTGAAGGTACTGAATCTGCGCAATGTGCCCGAAGAACTGATGCGCGAACTGAAGGCTGCGGCGGCTCTGGCTGATGAGCCGTTTCACCCGTTTTGTGTTGCCCTGATCAAAGCTGGCCTGCTGCACTGGCGCGTCTCCCAGCCAGGCTATCCGTTTATCCCGCTCGAAGACCACGTGGCGCCGACCTATGGCGGCATCCAGAGAACCGCAGCGCCTGAATCCCCCGCATCGCCCACCCCTGAACCGCCTCAAGAAATCGAAATCACCTAACGCATGTCCACGAAATCCGCAGTGACCGCGGCGGTCCTCTCCGCAGCGCTCACCGGCTGGCTCGCCGACGCGGCCCTGAAGGCCCACGTCGACTGGGGCGCCGAGTTTGCGCGCATGCGCGAGCTCGCTCCGCTGCCCTTCCCGCAGCTGCAGCCGCCTCCCTTCGATCTCCATCCCCCTGGTTGGGAGCCGATCTGGTGGCCGATCAATTCGGCCCAGCAGATGGCCATCAACTGCCGCGCCGAGCTGCTGCTCTTTGGCGGCCAGTCGGGCGGCGGCAAGACGTCGTTCCTCGCGGCCGATGCCATGCAGGAGTACAAGAATCCCTACCTGCGCTCCCTGATTCTCCGCACCACCAAGACAGAGATGGGCGAAATCTCGGATCAGATGCGGAAGATGTACGAGCCGCTCGGCGCCAAGTGGAAGCGGCCCAACAAGTTTGAAGACTACGCCTGGGTGTTCCCGAACGGCGGGTCAATCACCCCGGGCTACATCCGCAACGAGAAGGATCTCAACCGCTACCAGGGCAACCCGAAGTCGCACGTGGGTCTGGACGAGAGCGGCCAGCATCCGGAGAAGCTCATTCGCCGGCTGCTCGGCTGGCTCGCGGCACCCAGGCGCTCGGGCCTCTTTGTGCGCGCGCGCTTCGGATCGAACCCCGGCGGCCCCGGCCACGGCTGGCAGTCCTCGGTGTTCCTCCGAGGACGCTGCCCGGTGCACTACCCGGCCGATCATGCGGATCTGAGCCCGAGCGAGACCAGCGCCTTCCCGGGGCGGGTCTACAAGGGCGCCCGCTGGCCGTCTGACGGCTCGCCGGTCTACAAGACCACCGCCTTCATTCCGGCCCGCCTGATCGACAACCCGCTCTATGACCGGGTGAAGCTTGAGTCCCTGCTCACCCAGACCGCAGATATCCGGGAACAGTTGCTTTGGGGCTGCTGGTGCAACGCCGAAGGCCTCTACTTCCCCTTCCTCCGCCCCGAGTATCAGGTGCCGTTCCAGACCATCGACCGCCAGTGGTGGTGGGGGCACTTCATCTCGATCGATTACGGCTACGGCAACTCGGCCGCGGCAGCCGGCCTCTACGCGATCGCGCCCTCGGGCGTCGTCTACAAGGTCGGGGAGCGCATCGAGAAGAAGATGCAGTCCAAAGAGTTCGCGCGGCGTCTCGTGAAAGATGGGTTCCCGGAAACGCATAACCCGCGGCAGGGCCCCATGCAGGCCTGGACCCGGAAGCTGCGGCCCCGGGATCCGGAAGGGCCGCGCATCCTCTGGGCCATGTTCGACCCGGCCAACGATCAGCACACCGGCACCGGCAAATCGAACTATGAGCAGATGGGCGAAGTCTTTCACGAGGCCGGGATTCCGACGATGCTCGGCGCGCACGACCCGATGGGCAACGCCCAGAACCTTTACTCCGGCCTGGTCAACCGCGAGCTCGTGACGACGACCGCCTGCCCGTACACCTACAACACGCTGATTTCGCGCGTGGTCGACGATCGCAAGGCCGTGAAGAAGGAGAAGGGCAACCCCCAGGACGATTGCTATGACGAGACATCGTATGCCTGGAACACGTACAAGCAGGAGAGCGTGAAGCCGGAGCTGGTGAGCCTGGAACAGGAGATCGACCAGATGCGCAAGGATGGGGTCGACGAGACCTCGATCGCGCGCTACAGCTGGCGCCGGCAGCAGGAAATCCGCGCCGCTGCGCAGCAGGCCGAACGGGGAATCGCGCTCACCGGGAAACGCATCGGCCGGCGGATCACCCGGCGTTAGGTCAGTTCTTCGAGATGTTGGGAGAGGGGCCAGCGTGGGTCGCGCGACGCATACGCCGGATGGTCCACATAGGCGGACTCGATCAGGGCTTCGATGTCCTTCTGGGGAGCCAGGGAGTCGAGCTCGTCCTTCGAGACGGCGCCGCGCCAGCCTTCGACCTGAATGGGATATTGGGGATTCCGCATGGTCGCTCCTACCGGTACGGCTGTACCGGATTCCATAAAGCGTATCATGATTTTCACAAAAATCAATGTAAGTATATTTACGAGGGCCGGTCATGACCCGGCCCCCTGTTCAAGAAGCTTCTCTTCCGGTTCGGATATTCCTCCTTTTTCTAGGATTTAGCTGCAAAACTACGCTTGTACCTCGCGCAGCGCTTCCTCGCGCGCCTGGTTCAATTCCTGCATGGCGGCCTCGCTTCCGCCCCTGTCCGGATGGCATTCTTTAGCCCGATCTCGATAACACTCTTCGATCAGAACGCGGGATGGGACGGGACGGCTCACACCCAGCACTATTCTCCAGGGTCGATGCGAGCCCGACGGCAACGCCGCGAAGCCGCGGAAGCTGCGCTCCTGCACCTGGGCGCCGCCGTGGCGCTCGATGGCGCGCAGGGCCTCGACGGCCGCCGCCACCGCACAGAGGTTATCGGCGACGGTCCGGTAGATGTCGATCGCCATGCACTGCATGGGCGCCTCCTGGCTTTTGCGCCAGTAGACGGCGACGCCATGGTCCCGCGGCTCCGTCTGGTCGCTCCTGGGCAGCCCGTCGAGCCGGGTGGGGATATTGGTTGAAATCAGCACGTCGTCGCGCTTGACGCCCATCAGGGCGAGCTCAGAGAGGATCCGGTTGATCCCGTCGATCACGCTGACCCGCTTGCCGTAGCTTTTGAACTGGGCGCTCTTCATGCTGCCGTCGTCGCGCGTCCGCTTCCAGCCGTCCGGCCAGCAGAGCGGATATTGCGAGAGTTTGTATTTGCGGTCCTCGTCCATCAGATTCTCCCTTTCAGAAAGCTACGGCTGTACACCTTGGAACAGAGGGCCTGGGTTCAGGCAGTGCGGCGAGAACCAGACCCTTTCCTTCTTTGCGTTTGCCCGTCCCCTGGTCTGGCCAGATTGGTTTCCATATCCGCCGTTGGCCTTCCAGGCGACACATTCCCAACTGGCCGGCATCTCGTGCTCACCGTCGTAGCCGCAGAGCGCAATCCGCAACTCAGGGTTCTCTCCATTCTCGATGGCCCATATCCTCACGTCGTGGGCCACGTCGAAGCTTTCCTCGTTATAGACCGTTCCCCGATCGGCGGCGTAGGGCGGGTCGAGAAACACGGCGGTCGTTCCAATCGCAGTAGTCGGCGACGGTCCGAGGATCCGCTTCCAGTCGCCACAGCAGACCCGGACTCGCCGCATGCGCTCAGCCAAAACGTTCATATAGGCCTCGAGGTCGCTTGCGTATTGGGCGAAGACGCCGCGCCCGGAAGCACCGCTGTCACCGCTGATATCCGGCAATTGCCCCCCCCCCCGACTCTGGCTTGCATGTCCGCTGCGGCTACGCCAAGGCCTCCTCGTTTAATCTGCGGTCGCTTCATAGGCAGTTTTTGCAGGCTCTCGCGGTGGACACCGCGAGAGCCACCCCTCCCCACTGCGGGCAGCTTCCGGTGGACTCCGTTCGAATTGAGGTTGGGCCTGGTCTTCCATAGCGTGCCGTTTATGGGAAGGTGTCTACTCACATCCGCGCGGTGCACTCCGCGCGGATGGCGTTCACAGGCATGCCGGCCGCGCCACTCGGGCCGGGTGCACCATCCTGAGCCAATCCATTGTGAGATGCCCCAGACCCACCAGCCCGCGATCTTCGCGTCGTAGTAATCAGGATCAGACTTCATCCGCTCCTGGAACGCGGCCTGATTCACGAGCCACAGATGACGAGCATGAAGATCCGCCTCGTTGACGGGCCAGTCGGCGTACTTCGTCACTTCGGCCGGCGCGGCCTGGAGTGCCCGCCAAAAGTTCGCGAGATAGCAATCCTTGTCGTTCACAGTCTCATTCACTGGGTCATGAGGCCGCGCGAGTAAGACCGCGCCGGACCCGAAGAAGGGTTCCACGTAGTTGACCACGTCCCCGAAGCGCGGCCAGACGAAATCGGCAACTCGAGATTTTCCGCCGAACCAGGGGAACGGCGCCTTGAGCGTATTCAAAGATGCACCTCGCGGCCCCGGTCGTCACATCCTCTGGCAACGAAGTCGTCGAGCTTGTCACCCTTGTGCTGGCGGTGCCACTCGACGCGCGCGCGTACTGTGCGCAGCGGTTCAGACTTGGCGCCGCATTCGCACACGGCCGGCCTCGGCACATAGCGACCGTGCGGGCCGCCAATCCGACCATGGGCAAGCGCGTGCCCGGCAACCTTGGCCTTGTACGGGTCACCCATGGGCGACCCCCGGAAATTCGCGCACGCGCAGCTCATGCGGCCACTCGTGCCAGTCGCCGCCCTTCTTGTCGCGCTTCCGATGGCGCTCCCCATCCTGGATGATATGCGCGCCCAGCTGCTTCACGAAGCAGGCTACGCCGGCATCGCGGCATTGCTCGACAAGGCTCGCCGCCCACTCCGTCCGAAAGGGTCGCGACCCGGGGCCGCTCTCACCGCCTACGATGACCCAGTCGAGCTTCCGCCAGTCGCCATTGTCGGAGTAGCCCCGCAGAGCATTGATGTAGAGCGGCGCAGTCCCCGCGACTGCGTAATAGCCTTCGCGAGACGGGTTGAGGACGTGGCTCAAAACGATCTCATCGAGCAGGGGCTCGGCTGAGATGAACCGCACGGCCGCCGGCGTTTCCAGCAGAAGCGGAATGCGCTCATCAGCATACTTCTGGTTCTCGACGCTCACCCCCAGCCAGACGTTCGGCAGGGGCAGGCCGGGCCACTCGGCGACCGGCTCCCCGGTCAGAGCCAGATGCCGTTTGCCGATGTGCTGGCCGATGAAGGCGCCGCGCACGTCGAGGTGAGCGTACTTGAGGAAATAGTCGAGCATGCGCTCGGGCCGCTTGGTGAGGATCTGGAACGTGTGCTGCGGGCAGGCCGCCATGACCGCGAAAATCTCGTCAATCCACTCTTCGGCCACGTTCTCGTGAAACAGGTCGGACATCGAATTGACGAAGACGCGGCGCGGCGCCCGCCAGTGGAGCGGATCCTCAAGGTGATTGGTTGCGAAATCAACTTTGCCCGTCCATGCCGGATGCCCGTTGGCGATGTGCACGAGGCCTTCGTAAGCTCCCAGCGGGCCGCTCTGCCGGATGGCTTGGCGTTCGGCATAGCAGTTCATGCACCCCGGCGAAACCCGCGAACAGCCGCGCACCGGATTCCAGGTTTCGTCCGTCCATTCGATATTCGTGCTCATGAGTGACCTCTCCTCTACGCCGGCGCAAGCACCATCGGTGCGACGGTCTTCTTCGGGCCGCGCTTGCGGGCGGCCATGGTCTTGATGCGGTCGAGCAGCTCGGCGCGACTGATCGCAGCCCCGACCGCCGCATCGGCGCCTGAGCCGTAGAACTGAGCCCAAGGGCCTTCGGTGACGACGACCAGGGGAACGTGCGGCAGAACTGCTTTGATGGCCGCGCACCAGGCCGGATCCGGGGGATCGTAGACGAGGACCAGGTCAACCGTCGCGAGGCTCTTTTCCGGTCCGCCCGGTGCGGCGGCGTCGAAGACGGCGTAGGCGTGGGTCAAAAGCACGAAGCGCGTCACCTCGCGGCGCTCCTCATTGGGGTCGATCAGGACTATCACTTTCTTCGGTCGCATGGGTCTCCTGTTGTGGGGATTCGTCGAGCGTCGATTGCTTGGGCTGGGCCGCGCGAATCAGCACGCGGATGGTGGGGTTCTGGCAGTCGTCGTGCAGGATGTAGCAGCCTTCGACGTGCCACTTGTCTTTCTGGCCAATGGGCCGCCGGCACGCGAAGCAGATGCGCTTCTGCGCGCCAAACGGCCGATGGCAGGTGGGGCAGGTGTTCACTTGGCCGCGAGTTCCTTCTCGGCGGCATTCGACTTGTCCGCCTCGGTTTCGAGGGTTCTGATCCGTTCGGCCACACCTTCCGCATGGCGAGCCGTGAGGGTGTCGGTACCGTAGGGCCTCAGAACCAACTTGTTCGGGCTGATGTCGACGACGGTGAAGTGCGTGTCCTTGATGGTCACTTTTTCACCGATGGCGAAGACCTTCCAGCCTTTTCCGAAGGCCTCTTTGACCGCGTCGTCGGTGTCCAACTGTTCAAAGCGATGTGTGTCTGGATTCATGCCCACTTGACCTTCTAATCTGCGACCACTCCGTCGCCGGTTATAGGACGAGCTCCTCTTCCCGTTCACGGGTTTTGAGCAGGAGCACCTGGGCGGCGGCAATGGTCGGCTGCGGCCCCAGGGATTCGAGGAACTCATCCTCGTCGATCAGGGAATGACCAAGCGCCTTGGCGCGCCCGTAGAAGCGCAGGATCTCCGGCTCTTTGGCGTAGTCGATGTGCCAGCGGCGATCGACCCGGCCGGGCCGGACAAGAGCGATGTCGAGGTTCTGCGGGTAGTTGGTGGTCATGATGAGCAGACGCCCCTCAGAGGCCACGATCCCGTCGATCTGATTGAGCAGGTCACCCGGGGTCAGCCGGTCGCTTGCCGTGGGCGCCGGGGCTTGCACCTTGGCCTGCTGCTCTGATCCCGGCACCGTCCCCGCCGCATTGGCGCCCTCCGGCTGATTCATGCGCGCCACGGCGGCGGAGATACAGTCGATGTCCTCAATCAGCACGATCGAGCCAGGCCGGACTGAGTCGAGCAGGTTGGCCAGGTCTTCGCGCGAGCGGATGGCGGCGAGCGAAAGATAGTAGAGAGGCAGGCCGAGCTCGGTCGCGAGCACATGGACGAGCGTCGTCTTGCCCGTTCCCGGCGGCCCGTAGAACAGATACCCGCGGCGCCACGGAATGCCGAGCTCCTCGAACATGCGCTGGTTTTGAAGGAACTGGCGAGCGTCGTCGGCAATCTCTTCGAAGGTGCCGTGGGGCAGATAGATGGTGTCCGCGGTGCGCCGGCCGAGGGGCTTTGAATTCCAGTAGCTGTAGCGGTGGTAGTAGTACTGCTGAATCGTCGGGTGCGAGGCCTCCCACGCCCGGCGCGCCTCTTCAAGGACCTCGAGCAGTAGGCTCCGGTCGCGGGTTCCCCAGATGGTCAGCTCGACGTGCCGGCGCGGTCCGAACAGGGAGCTGCGGTTTGAGTCCGGTGCCTGCGCTTCGTTCTTCTCGCCGCTGTCGAAGGCGAGGAAGTAGCGCTTCCAGAGGAAGGGATAGAAGCCATAGGCGGGCACGAGCTCATAGTCGCTCGTGGGGTACGCGGGGTCACACGGCCCGTCCAGGTTCGAGTGCTGCGTTTGTTTCCTGCGCAGTTGCAGGAGGGCAATGCGCCGTGCGGCGAGTTTGAGTTCGACCCAGTGCGAGAGCCAGAGAAACGCTTCGGCGTGGTCGGTCTCTTCGATCCGGACCGAGACGCGGACGCGCTGCGTAATCTGGCCGACGGTGTGACCATAGAGCCACGTCCAGAAGTTGCGGACCCAGCCGAGGGCAGCTCCGCCGATGACCAGAAGCCATACGGGGAACTGCCCCAAGCCCGGATTGGTGAGTGATGGAAGCAACGCGGTTCCTCAGGCGAGAATCTGCCAGCCCTCGAGCTGACCAGCCAGATAAGACTTGATGGCCTGCATGTTTTCGCCCTGCCACTTGGTGCCGTCGACCGCATAGAGCGCGATCGCCGGGGTCTGGTCCTGTGTCTGGCGAAGCCGGATCAGGAACTCCCGCTCGACCGGTGCGGCTTCGTCGAACGTGGTCCGGGGGAGCAGCTTCACCCGGGGCTTCAGGTTGTGCTCGAGCGTCTTCACTTCGCCGGCCTTGATTTTTACCACCTGGTTGATCCCGTCGTCGGCCATGTTCACCTCCGAGCCGGCGGTGAGATTCGAGGCGAGCTTCAAGAGGTAGGCGCCGTCCGGGTCGTTGATGTGAAACGCGACCTGGAAGGCGATGATGAACTTCTGGGGATCGGTGTAGAACTGATCGAAAAGGAAAGCGTTGATCGGTTGATACTTCGCGACCAGCAGGGTGTCGCGTTTGCCGAAGTCGTCGCACATCGCGCTTTTGACGGCCACGGTGAGGTAGTCCTCGATGTGGATGATCTTGCCTTCGGTTTCGCCGAGCACGCCGCCCTTGATGGCGTCGATGAAGCCGGTGAGGGTCGAGACTTCGAGCTTCGCCGGCCGGAAGGGCTCAATCACGGCGCCGATCTTGCGGCCGTGTTCGGTGATGTCGATCTTGTGCTGGTAAGTCTTGTCGTTGGGGTAGGAGACACCTTCGATCAGTGGCTTGTCGACGGTGCGCAGGGTGAGATTCTGAACTTCCTGAAGAGCTTCTGCGATCATGGTGGGTCTCTCTCTTTCGGGTTGAAGTCGAGGTTGCGCCTATCCCTAGGCGTTCTCGCCGGCTTTGAAGTCGAGCAGGTTGTCGGCCTGTTTCGGAGCTTCAAAGAGCACATCCTGACGCGGATCCTGATCGAATGCGAGCACGTGGTTATCGGTGTCCTTGCCGAGGAACACCTTGGACGCATGATCGTTGGCGCCAGCCAGAGTGGTTTTAGCCGAGGTCGTCACGTGGATGGTCCGCCGGTCCCCCTCTGGTTTGAACTTGAACGTGATGGTGATGGCCCGGCCCGATTCGGCCGGCGTGTCGGTATCGGCGATGTTCTGAACCACCTGGTTGAGGCACTTCTCGAACAGCTCAAGCGCGGCACCGCGCGCGATCGAGCCAAGGTTAAGCGGGATCAGTTCCGGTCTGGGCATGCTCGGGGTTCTCCGTCAGGGGTTGGGGCGGCCCGAAGGTCCGCAGTTGTTCGCCAATCTGGGCGATGTTCGGTGGAGCTTCGAGGATGCGATTCAGCCGCGCCTGCATGATGCTGGCGAGGATATTGGCCCGCAACTGGGGCTCAATCTCGGTGATGATGGCCAGGGCAAGCTCGTCGGCGTCGGCCTGGTGAAGCAGGTGGTCGATGCCGTCAAGGGTGATGGTGTTCTCAAAGCCGAATTCCTGCGGCGCGTCCTCCGCGGGCTCGCGCTCCTTCCGCTTCGTGCGGTCGTACACGCCCCTCGGCATCTAACGCAGCCCCGCATAGACGACCAGCGCCCAGAGGCCGACCAGCAGGGCGGCGAGAACGGTGCAGTAGAGCCTCTCCCCGACCTTGCGCCACACGGGCACGAGGCGGTCGTGCTCGGACTGGTTGAACCGGGCGAGCATGGTGTCTTCGGGTCTGTGGAATCGGATTCTCACCCTTTGCCTCCCTTCGACTGGCTGTCGATCCACTGGTCGATCAGCGACTTCTTGAAGCGCCATCGATTGCCTAACTTGAAGCCGGGAAGCCTGCCTTCCGCGGCGTATTTATAGAGCGTGTCCGGCGAGATACCGAGATACTTCGCGCATTGATCGATGTTCATGATCTCGGCGTGTTCCGCCACTACGACGCTCTTTCCTGCTCAGCTTCCGGTTCGGCTTCGTTCTGGTTGCGCGGGAGGATATCGACCGCCCGCATGTTGGTGCCTTTAGACCGGGGCGGCGCCGGCGTGAACTCGAGCAGCGACCCCTCAAACCAGTGCTCGGCCGGGACGGCAAACTTCGAAACGTAGTACTGCGGCGTGTTCGGCCCGGTCGAGAGAAACGCAAAGCCCTTGCCCGCATTGTGGAACTCGATGATCCGGCCGACCAGCCGGCCGCGCAGATAACCGCGAGAATTGCTACTAGCCACGGGGACCTCCCGGAAGTTGCGGCAACTGGATGATGGGCGCGCCCTTGTTGGCGGCCGGGTCGAAGTAGACCAGGCAGGAGCTCGTGAGCATGAGCGCGGCGATCGAGGCTGCCTTCTCAAGAGCCACGCGCACCACCTTGGCAGGGTCGACGATGCCGGCCTTGACGAGGTCCTCGAATTCGCCGGTTGCAGCGTTGAAGCCGAAGGGCGCAAGCCCCTGCCGTGTTCCCCCGGATGCGATCCAAAGATCGTTGATCTCAGCCGCGACCTGGTCCGGATCCTCGCCGGCGTTCGCGGCAATCAGGCGGAGCGGCGCGCGCATAGCCTCGGCGAGGATGCGGGCTCCGCGGGCGACTTCGGGGAACATCTCGGCCGCGGTCGATTCAAGCTGCCGCGCCAGAATGTAGAGGCACAGGCCCCCACCCGGAACGATGCCCTCGGCGACCGCGCACCGGACTGCGAGAACAGCATCCTCGGCGGCATCGCGCAGGGCCTTCGCTTCCGATTCCGTCTGGGCGCCAACCTTGAGGACCGCCACCTGGCCGGCGAGCCGCGCCGCCCGCTCGAGCATGTGCTCCCGGGTCATCGGGTCGGGATGCTCCTTCGACTGCTCGCGCAGGCCCTCGGCGAAGCGCTTGACGAGCTCCGGGTCATGCCGGTCGCCGGTGCAGCCCTCGAGGATGGTGCGGCGGTTCGAGATGACGACGCGCTTGGCGCTGCCAAGATTTTCGTTGGTCCAGGCGCCGCGCTTGTCGACGACCCAGCGGGAGAGTGTGTCGCCGCCGTCGAGCTTGAGCACGCGGCCCCCGGTGGCCATGGCCAGATCCTCAAGGACCCCGCGCTTCAGGTCCCCGTAGCCCGGCGCGCGCACGATGCAGATTTGAAGATGCCTCTGCGCATGGTTGACCAGGAAGGACTGCGCGGCGTCGGAGCCGGCGAGAACGTCGTCGGCGACAATCAGCAGAGGCCTCGGGGTGCGCTCACGCTTGCTGCCCTCGAAGTTCAGGCCCGCGCAGTAGGTGAGCAGCGGCCCCGGATCGTGCAGCGTCGGGTTCTGCGCGACGCCTTGCGAGAGCTGCCGCTCGGTGATCAGGATGTAGGGATTCTCAAGCACAGCGAGACCGTGTTCGCGGTCGGTGATGAACTCGGGAAAGAGGAACCCGGAATCCATCTGGAACCCCTCGCGGATCTCAACCGACATTTCGGGCTTGCTCGCGTCGTCGATCGTGAACAGGCCATCCCGGCCGACCTTCTTGATGGCTTCGAGGATGAGTTGGCCAAAGGCCTGGTTCCCGTTGGTGGCGATGGTCGCGACCTGGGCAATCTGCTCGTCGGTCGGCTCCTGCGCCATGTGCCGGATGCCCACGGCGACCAGCTGCACGGCAGCCTGGATAGCGCGCTGAAGCTGCACGGCACCGTCGCCCGCCTTGACGCGCTCTAAACCAGCCTTCAGGATGGCGTGCGAGAGGACCGTGGCTGTAGTCGTGCCGTCGCCGGCTTCTTCGACCGTCGCCCGGGCCACGGCCTGGATCATCTTCACGGCGGAATTCAACACCGGGTCGGTGAGCTGGATGTTGCGCGCCACGGTGACGCCGTCCTTGGTGACCTGGGGAACGTCGCCGGCGCGATCGATGATGACGTTGCAGCCGCGCGGCCCGAGGGTTGACCCGACGGCGAGCGCGATCTGTTCGACGCCCTCGAGCATCTGCTCGTGCAGGTTCTGCTCCTCGCGAAAGTTCGAAGCGTAAAGAAGTGCCTTACTCATGGGGTGTGATTCGTCCTTCGTCGGTGGGGCAGTCAGTGCCCTGGTGTGCAACGCCGCAGCAGCAAACCTTAGGAGCATCTGCGGGGCCGTAGTTGATGTGGACCTCATCTTGGCGGACGATGAGATAGGCGCCTGGAGGGAAGCCGCGCGGGTCGATGATCTCCTTGCCGGCGTAGGACGGGAAGCTGATCAGGTCGCCGACCGAAACTTCGGGCGGGACGCGCACCCCGAACTCGGTCATCCGGCCGGGGCCCGCCATGCGCACGATGCCCTCGGTCGGCCGCTCGGCCTGCGAGCCGGGCCGGGCCATGCCGCGGACCATGTCGTCGACTTCAAGAGGCTCGACGAGGAGCCGGTCGGTGATGGCGGCGGGAAATGTTTTCGGCGCGCGTTGGAGACCGTCAAAGACTACGTCCGACAACTTTGCACTGTTTGCTGGCGGAAGGTCTTCAGAGTGCTTGTCCATGGGGTAGGGCATGGCTACTTTTTGGCCTCCGGCGCCGGCTTCTTCTCCGCCGGTTTGGCGACGGGTACGGCGACCAGGCCGCCCGCCTGCGGGTTCCAGACGTAGCCGGGATGCTCGCGCTCGATCTGCTGGACGATCATGCCGTACTGCTGCTGGAGTTCCTGCCTGCGCTGGGGCAGGCTCAGCTCTTCCTGCTGAAGCAGCGCCATGCGGAGCTGGATGTTCTCAAGCTTCGTACGCTCGAGCTCGGTAGGCTCGGCCGGGGCTGCGGGGGTGGCGGCGGCGGGAGGCGGTGTTGGGGGCTTCAGGGCCGGGGTCGGCTTCTGGCCGTGAGCGAGACTCAAAAAGCAGAGGGCGAGGCCCATGAAAAGCAAAAACAAGCGTGAACGCACTAGCGGATCTCCTGTTCGATGAAGTCGATGCAGCTGCAGATGGGCATGTTGCAGTGGCGGGTATGGCAGACGGTGGTGCGGGTGCGCTGGTCGGCCGGCCACATGTCTTCCTTGTGGTAGCCGTGCGGGACGTTGCCCTTGCAATGATCGGAAGGCGGATGGTCGCAGCGCCGGCAGGGCTGATCGGGGGAGGACTTCGATTGCGTGTGGACAAGCTCGGGCGAGCAGGTAGCCATCAGAACACCTCTATCCTGCGGTCGAGCTCGTGAGGCGCCCAGGCAGGAGCAATCAGAAAAATGACAACGGGGAAAGTCAAACGGAGATTAAGAGACCGCGGGAAATATGTCAAGGTGTCATAGCTGTTGAAAACGTGATGACCCGCGTTTCGCCCAATGCTGACAGGGCGAGTTCGTATTTAAGTTTTTGCGCGGCGACCCAACCGAGTCCCTGGAGCAGGACCGCACGATCGAGCCGGCGTTGATCGAGGTTGTCCGAGATGTCGGCGATTTTAACGAGCTTGGCGCGGGGGCGCCGCTCGATGCGCCCGAGGTACTCCGCGTAGGTTTCCTCACCTTTGCGGTGGGTGAGCGCATCGAGATCGGCGATGAACTCGGCATCGGCGTTGAATTCCATAGCCACGTCTGCAAGGGTCGCCGAGGTGTCTTCGACCACGTCGTGTAGGATCCCGAGGATCGCGGCGTCAACGTCTGGAAGCAGCCGCATGCCGACGCGCAAGGGATGCCAGAGGTACGGCTCGCCGCCGCGGTCGACCTGGCCGGCGTGGTTCACCGCGGCGTAGGCGATCGCCGCTTGCAGGGCCTTTTGCTGGATGCGCATCAGGTTGCGCGCGCTTTCAGAATTGCTGAGTGTTCCCATTTAGTTAGACCTCCTCGATTCGAATCTTGTGAAACCAGAGCATCAGCTTCTTTTTGACCTTGTACACGTCGGTCCTCATGCCCTTGGCGTCCTCGACGTGCAGGACCCCGCGTTCGTCGTTGTAGACGAAGTCTGCCCGGTAAGAACAAGCTCGTTCGAGGAGCTTGACCTTGATCATCCCTTCGGCGGGTGGCGCGTATTGACCCTCCCAGGCTGGTGCGTATTGTGCGGGGATCAGCTCGTAGTCGACCTGTTCGCGAAGATTAGAGATCAGCCCGGCGGCCTGGAGCGTCTGGAGGTACTGTGCTCGGCGTGTTTCTTTGTTCGAGGCGCGGCCGGTGCCCTTCTGGTTCGAGAACTTGTTCGGAGCGCAGGCCCGGCAGCGGGGATGCTTCTTCTTGAGTTGGCCCTTCGAGAACTGTGTCGCGGCGTCGAGCGAGTCGGCGCAGACCGAGCAGATCACCTTGAACCCCTCAGGCAGCGGTGGTGCCTTCGGTCGGAGTGGCTGAGCGACAACAGGCGCCACCGTGATCGGCGCCGCGAGCGCAGGACCGCAGTTCATCGTGCAGTAGCCGTCAACGCAGTCACCGCAAGGCTGGCTGCGCTTGCCGAAAAGCATCAACGCTGGCTCCGGTCGATGTGCAGGCAGATCAGGCAGAACACCGCGATCCCGCCGCTCTTGATCGACGCAAAGGTTGCGCCGTGTGCGAATTCGATGGCCATCAGCACGAGCAGCACGAGAGCGAGGATAAAGAACGCGCTACGCCACAAAAAGCTAAAGAGCACCATAGAGTTTTTGCCTCCGTTTCTTCCAACTTCGTAATTCAAACCACGCGCGCAACCGTTCGAGCAGAGTGACCGGGCGGCGCCACCAGACCCAGGTGTAGCCGCCGCATTCCGGACAGCAGTGCCCCTGAACCCAGATCCGAATCTCGCCCGGCTGGATGACGCGCCCGCAGGTGCAGATGCGCACCAGGCGATGCGTGCCGGCGGGGAGCGGCTTCGGGTCTGGTCTCATGCCGGCTCCAACTTCGCGATGGTGTAGCCCTGGGCGCGCGCGCCGTGACCACCGCCGCGCACGACTTTCACAAGCTCGCCAGCCGGTCCGAGCGCCTTGCGCAGGTGGTGCATGACCACGGGCAGCATGTTCGACTTAGGCATCTCGTCCGGCCGCCAGAGGCTGCTCGAAAGCGCCTCGGGGGTAAGGACCTCGCCCTGGTGAAGCATCAGCTGCTCGAGCAGGGTGAAGGCCGTGGGCGTGAGCGCGACCGGCTCGTCAAAGCTCCACACTTCCCGGGTGATGCGGTTGAGGACGATCGTCTCGCCGTGGGCCTTGAGCGTCAGTCCCTGGATGAACCGATCCTGCGTCTCAGACAGCGCTTGCCACTTGTCAAGCTCTTGGGCGAGAGCGCGGTTCTCACGCACGAGGGCTGCGTAGCTCTTCTTTTTTGCTTTGGTCACTGGCTTACCTCGACGAGGGCGCGCATCTCTGCTGCGTCTTCCCGGCTGATGTGTTCTTTCGGCCCTCGCACGGCGAGCGCGGCAGGTAGAGTGAGCATGAACATGCTGTTGCCGCCCCACAGAGGCCCGGTGCGCTCGACCGCATCGCCCTGGGCAACCATCGCCTTCCACTCCGCGTAGTCGTCGCAACCCGGGCCGGTACAGAAGCGGTTGCGATAAGAGGTATTCCGTTTGTTTGGAAAGCCGAGAGCGTGGCGCGCCAACATGATCTGCTTTTCTGTCATCACAGTATTAATCTAGATCAATTATTACGAGGAAGCAATAACGAATTATCGATTATGACACCCTGTCATATTCCGAGGTAACTGAGGGCGGCGGTGAGAGAGGTAAGAATGTATGTATATAAATACCCGTAGTAGTCGTTCTCCGTGGAAAAGCAGGAAATCTTGGCCGTTTTGGTGGCCAGGCATAAGATATCGCGCGACTTAGATGCCGGAAAAGATGTCCACATTCGAGGGCAGCGGAAAGTGGGAAACCCGGAACTCTGTGGAAAGTCGCCTGAATTACAGCCGCGATTTCCATCGTTTTTGACCGGTGTGGATAAAGCCATGTGGAAAAGGGCGGTTTATGTGGAGAACGCTCGGAAGGCTTTTCAAATCAGTCTCTACTTCTGAGCGGATTTGCACATTTAGTCCCAGTAGGGTTCAGCCGCCTTGGTCGGCGTTTTGCCCTGGGCGCGCTCGAGATACTCGCGGTAATGGGCGGTCGAGGCGGCGATTGAGATCCCGTCCGAGGTGAAGCAGCGGGGATTGAGTCCGAATGCGGCGTGGAGCTCGCGCGCCGCGGCCGTGCGCTTCTCCGGGGTGAGCAGCTTCTCGACTGAAGGCAGGAGAGCGATGTGGATCCAGCCCCAGGCGGTGCCCCGGCCGCCGGTGACCGAGTAACGGAAGCCCCGCTCGGCGAGCGCTCGCTTGATGCGGCCGATCACGACGTTCCGGTCCCACTCGTCAGCCTTGCGTGCGGCCCGGCACTTCTCGCGGAAGGCGCGCTCGGAGCGCAGCCCATCGAGCCAGCGGCGCATCACGGTTTCGATCTCCGACTGGGTGGTCTTGACGACGTGCACGTCGGGCCTGGTCTTGCGCCCGCGGTAGCCGATCGCGGCCGGCTGCCCCTTGTGGGTGTAGAGGTAGATGGTGCCGAGCCGGTCCTTGTCCATGATGACGACGGCGCCTGCGGGGCGGTAGCGGGGTCGGGGTTTCTTCATCGGTCTGCCTTTCTGCGCAGCGAGGAGATCAGGAGCGCCACGGCGAGGAAGCCAAAAAACCCGGTGGGGAATAGGATCGCGGTCATCGGGGACTCCCGTCTGCCTTGGCGATCGCCGCACGAGCTCTTTCGAAGGCTGTATCCATCGCACCTTCGGGGTCGTCGGCTCTGTAGTTGTTGGGATCATCGGCGTCTAAGTGTCCTTTGATGACGAGCAGAGCCTCGTACATCTCGGTTGCCGCCCTGATCAGTTGGCGATTTGCTTCGGCCTTATCGGGATAGTCCCCGAAGTACATGGTCCCTTCGAGGGTAGCCTCGAGCACTGTGTAGTCGCCCTCGGCGTAGAGACGATTGTTGTCCGACTCCCAAGTCCACGGTCCAAGGGTGAAGTTAGCCAATGGCGACCTCCTTCGCGTTGCGGGCGCGGACCTGAGCGCGCCAGTTAGCGCACCACTCGCCCTCAGGCTGGGGGACGTGGTCGAGCCACTCGACCGGGCAGCCGTAGTAGTGTGGCCCTACGCACTCTTCCATCTCTTTGTGGTACTTCCCGTCCCAGATCATCACGCCGATGAAGCGTTCTTTGGCGGCGCCGGTCGAGGTACGCACCTCATAGAGGAACCAATCCTCATTGCCGCTGCGGTGGGTCTTGATGGCGACCACCGTGAAACCGTTGACCGTCTCCCAGCGGCTCTGCCGGGCGACTACCCGTTCCCGGTTCCCGTCTCCACTTGTCCAGCCCATTCGAGTCTCCTTTCTCGTTTAGAGGTGTGTGTAAAGCCCGTCGTGTGGCTCATCTGTTGACCCGCATGCGTTCAGTTTCGATCCATAGTTCTGTGCAGGTCGCCTCAAACCAAGTGATCGTGCCATCGGTGGCGTTCGTAGCGCTACGTTCTTTTTGCTCACGATAATCGGCGTCATCGAAGTAGCGAATTACCTGTTTGGCAAGCTCATAGATGCGCTCTTGCTGCTTATTTTGGAAGGTCATCTGTGCTTCTCTTTCTGTGCCGCTGCCATGCGGCTCCCTTAGAACTCTTTAATGTAGTGTAATTATTGACAAAAAGCAATAACATATTCTAGAAATATGACACGTCGTCATATTCCCGAAGTAACGAAACACATGGAGAGGTTCTCGAAATGGCTGAAGGGCCGAGAGATGTGGAGGGGCGTGCTCGAGCCGCTATCCTTCTTGGGCGGAGGACGGCATTGGCGCGGCGCAGGTATCAGGCGGGGCAGCTGATCAAGGACGGCGATCGGTGGGTGGGCCGGTGGCGCGAGGACGTGCGCATGCCCGACGACACGGTCAAGCGCCTGCGCCGCTGGAAGGTGCTGGCCGCGGTTGAGACGACCACCAAACGCATGGCCCAGCGGCTGCTCGACGAGCACCTGCGCGCCATCAATCGCGAGGACTACCGGCCGGAGTGGGTTGGCCTGTTCTCGGTTTTCGCCGATCGCTGGGAGAAGACGGTCGCCGTCCAGCATAAGCCCAGCTCGCTCGCGAGCGAGAAGAGCGTCCTGAAAGTTCATCTCATCCCGGCCTGGGGCGACCGCCGGCTGCGCGAGATCACGACCGAGGAGCTGCAGGCATGGGTCGCGGCCGAGACGGGGCGCCTGGCGCCGAAGACCATTCGCAATGTGATGAAGACACTGAGTTCGATGTGGGCGACAGCCAAGGCCTGGAAGTACGTTGATCACGATCCGCTCGAGGGGCTGGTGCTGCCGCCGATCGTCAAGGGGCACGTCTACTACTTCACCGTCGACGAGGCCCGGCAGATCATCGAGCGCGCGCCGGCGAAGTGGCGGCTCTTCTTCCGGATCCTCGCTGAGACCGGCATGCGCCCGGGCGAGCTCGCCGGCTTGACGCGCGCCAACTGCGGCCTGCGCTCGATCGCCGTTACTCAGTCCGTGTGGGCGCGCAAGGTGCAGACCCCGAAGTCGAAGGCCGCGAGCCGCAAGTTCGCCATCAGCGAAGAGCTGGGCGAAGCGATTCAGACCTTCATCGCGCTCTCAAGCCCGAACGCCTACGACCTGGTGTTCGTCACCGACACGTGGAGGGTCCAGGCAAACGCCGCAGGGAAGAAGATGCGGCTCAACCAGCACGCGGGAGGCAAGCCCCTGTCGATGGATACGTTCCGCCAGCGTGTGCTCGACCCGATCCTCGACGAGCTCGGGATCCGGGCGAAGGTGAAGGCGCTCGGGCTGCGCTGCGGAAACTACGCCTTCCGCCACTTGAACGCGACCCAGATGGACCAGTGGGGAACGCCGCTCAAGACCCGGCAGAAGCGGCTCGGCCATTCCGATCCGTCGGTCACGCTCGAGCACTACACCGAGGCGCTCGACGCGGCCGACCTCGAGGTGGCTGACCGTTTTGGGGAATTGCTCAAACCCGGCCCAGGGGTGACTGTACAGTAGGAGGATCGTGTGATGGTTCGGAATCGTGCTGCTGCTGTGGCTCTAAACTTGCTGCTTCTGATGGTTTTCTCAGGGTCCGTCTATGCGTCAAAGCCCGACGCCAACTGGCAGACGGCGAAGCTTATCTCGTTCAATCAGCAGGACGTGACCGAGTCCGGCACGGCCCAGACAACGGGTACCCTGAACAGCGACGGCAGCTATTCGGCGCATACGGTCGCCCAGGACCGGGACTACGTCGATTGCACCGTGGTGATCGACGACGGGAAGATGCTCTATTACGGCCAGGAGACGCTCCGGTTCGCCTGGTCGCACACGCCCCAGTTCACCGAAAATGAGACGGTGAAGTACACGCTCAAGGGCGATCACCTCACCGTGATCGACGATGTGGGCAAGGAGATCAAGCTGAAGCTGGTCAAGCGCCGCATCAAAGAATGAGGGTTTTGGACGGACATTGGACGGAAAATGACATTTTAAATTATGTAAGTTATTGATTTTATGGTTGCGGGGGCTGGATTTGAACCAGCGACCTTTGGGTTATGAGCCCAACGCAATCCTAAGCTAACCATTTTGTTTTCAGATGTCAATTACAATTGACACACCACCATAAAGGGTTAAGTTTGGACGGCAGTTGGACAGAGCGAAGTCTAAACGGCTGAGTCGGTTCAAAATGCCACGGCACCTTTCTTCGGAACGCACTCCCGCCCATTCTGGACGGGAAGTTGGACGTGAAAGTTTAGCTGTCTTTTCCCTTCCCCGGCTCGTTGCGCGGGCGGCCCAGTTTGGGCATGAACCCGTCAGGAATAGGGGTCCTCTCGGCGCTCACGGTGCCGGAGATGGCGCGCAGCTGCATGACGTAGCCCACGCCCTTCTTGAGCCAGGCGCGCTGGTCGGCCGAGGAGTCGAGCTTCGCTTCGCGCAGGAGGCGCCTGGTGGTGATGACGAAGACCCGGAGGGCGTCATCGTTGTCGAGTTGGAGCGATACCCGTTTGCGGCGCTTCGATCGCCGGCTGCGCAGCTCCTCAGAGACCTTGTTGCGCCACGGGTCGAGGACCTTCTTGTCGGCCGACTTCGGCGCCGGCAGGGCTTTGAGGACCGGCACGAGCTCCTTCGGCTGGAGCGTGTTGTTCACGCCGGCGAGGCCTTCCTGGGCGAGGTAGAGGATGGCGGGCTCGGACGCCATGCCCCTGAGCTCTTTGTAGGAAGCGAGCCACCGGTAGGCTGTCCGTTCGCTTGACCCGAAGCAGGTCCGGACCCAGTTGGTGAAGGTCATGGACTTGCCTTCGAGAAATGCCTGGATCTGGGCCAGCTCGGCGCAGCAGAGAATGGCCTTCAACCCACTTTCCCGGTAGTTGTTCAGGGCATTCGACGTGTGCTCCTGAAGCCACTCCCGGTCGTTTGCGGCGAGCGCGACCCACCCCGGTGTATGGGGGAGCTGCTCGACGAAGATTTCAATTTCCTTGCCTGTTGCCATGGTGCTCCTTCGAAAGTTGTAATCCCAGAGGTGCTTACTATGATCTAACATAGTTTTCCACAAAAATCCCACAAATCCGCGGTTTTGGAGAATTGACACAGGATCGTGTTGATTAGTAAATTATGTGGTATTTTGTAAATAACTCGGAGGGTATTAACCGTGACCGAACGTCGAGTAAACGTAGGGATCCGCGAGTCGTACCACAAGCAGTTATTGGAGTTGGGGGAGGTCACGGGTCACAAGGTGACGGCCCTGGTCGACCGCGCCGTCAAGAACATGCTCGAAACGGAGGCCCCGGTGTGGCGCCGGGCCGCCAAGGAACTTGAGAAGAAACGCCGCAGCTAGGCTTCCCCGCCCCGCTCTCACATTCAAACTTCCCCTACTCCAGGCCTCGGAGTTTCCCCGATACGGCCAGCCGAGAGCAGAACCCTGCCTAAGCCCCAAGCCATCTGACACCTTGTCATATTTCAGCAGTAGATGTTCGCGATGTGTTCGGCGAGCGCCGGCGGGATCGCGGCGCGCAGGTCCTTCTGTTTCGAGCCGTATGACTCTTTCTTTCGGAACCGCTCCGGCTGGAAGGGCGGCATAAGGATGGGGACCGCGTCACCCCAGAGATAGAACGGTCCGAAGTGCCAGCGGGCGGGTCCATGCCACTTCTGGGCGCTCTGGATATTCTCTAGCAGAAGAGGCGCTCCCGCCTCTTCTGCTAGACGCTCGCATTGATGCCAGAGTTCGAGGTTTGGTTCGGGCGGGTTCTTTGCGCGCGTCCACGGCATTGTGAACCGCGCGTATTCGTCGCATGGCGGAGATGCCAGCACGATGCGCGTGCGTCCTCGGAACTGCCGTCCGTCGACCTGACAGATGTCCTCGAGCCGATGGTCGACGCCGGCCGGTACTCGCGCATGCCGATAGAGGTCGAAGCCCACAACCCGGTACCCGCGTTCGAGCCAGGGAAGTGACCAGCTGCACGTTCCGCAGCAGAGATCGAGGACGGTATCGGCGCTCATGAACCAAAATCATAACTCAATTATTTTCAATACGCGGGAATTTTCCATACCTAGACACACCCGGTTATTGACACGGCGTGTTATATTTCCATTTGAATTTTCCCCGAAACAAATTGGTGTACACGGAGGGAATGCCGATGACGACCACGGAAGCCGCCAGCCGCGCCATGGCCGAGGCGGTTCAAATCTGCCGCAGGGAAGGCCTTTCGTTCGATGACACGGTTGATCTCGCGCGCCACCACGGCATCGAGCTCGCCCTGCGCCAGAATCGCGAGAACCAGTGCAAGGCCGCAGCCGAGCTGCACATGCACAGGAACACGCTCGGCCGGCTGATGCAGCAGCTGGGCGTGCCCAAGCACACGATGAGCAGGGGCCGCACGCGGAAACAAGCCGCGGCCGAGAAGCTCCAGTCAATTGACCAGTATCTGCACGGGCCGCAGAAGCAGGCGCAAGGATGAAGATCAAGCGTTGGGTTGATATCGATGCGCGCATTGGCGACGGGCGCACCGTCCGCCTGCAAGAAGAGATCGAGTTCGAAATCTCGGGCGCAGAGGCGATGATGAGCGTTTTTGCCGATAGCGAAGGGCGGGAGGTGACCGAGCGGAATCTCAAGGCTCTGCTGAACAACTTCGCAGCGTTCATCAAAAACGTCCCCGACGCTGAAATCGCAAGGCTCTCGCCTGAGCTCCGGCTGATGGTCGTTGGTTTCCTCGAGGGAAGTGCGAAGAGGTTCCAGCCTTGAAGCTGACCCGCAATCCCTGGGCGATCGCAGCCATTCTTTGGTGCCTGATTGGTATTGGGCTTTCCGCCTATGCGTTTTGGAGTGGGTGGGCGCATCTATGAAGCTGACCGAGAGCCGCGTCGCGAGCCTGCGCGCCAAGCGCAAGCGCTTTGCCGTCTCTGCCGGCGGAGGCCTCCAGTTGGTTGTGATGCCGAGCGGGCGGAAGTCCTGGATCTTCCGGTACCGGCTGGCCCGGCAGAACCGGAGCATCAAGCTCGGCACCTGGCCGGCGATGAAACTCGCAAAAGCTCGCGCCCTCGCGGCGACGGCAAAGGCTGAAGCCGAGGTCGGGATCGTCCCCTCGTTCAATGGCCTGCATCACATCCCCGTCACGGTGAAGGCCTTCGGCGAGCGCTGGCTCAAGGACGTCGTCGACAAGGTACGCAAGAACCCGCGGCCCGTCGAGCGGCAGCTTGAGCGCGCGGTCTATCCCGCCTTCGGCCGCTGGCCCATTCGTCGCGTGGGCGTCGAGCATGTGCGGAACCTGATCTTCGCGCTGCGCGATCGCGGGCTGCCCGAAGCCGCGGCTTCGCTTCGCCACACGCTGAAGCGGCTGTTTGATTACGCTGTGGCCTGCGAGGCGACCGAGGGCAACCCGGTGCGCGCGATTCCGCTCAAGTTTGTGACCGTGCACCGGGCGCGCAACCGGGCGCTGTCGGAGCGCGAGCTGAAGCAGTTTCTGCATCGGTTGCGCGATCCGAAGCTGAAGCACCTGGGCTGGGCTCTTGATCTGATGCTCCTGACGCTCTGCCGCAAGAGCGAGCTGCGGCTCGCGCGCTGGGAGCACATCGACTTCGACAAGCACATCTGGGAGATCCCGGCCGAGAACTCGAAGACCGGCGTGCCGCACATCGTTTACCTGAGCCACCAGGCCGAGGTCCTCTTCCGGTGTCTCAAAGGCGCCGCCGGTCGCGCCGAGTACGTGCTGCCGAAGCGCGATGCGATCAAGGTGCCGATCGACGCAGCCACGCTCAACAAGGCTGTAACTCGGGTGAAGTGGGGCATCCCGCACTGGGTACCCCATGACCTGCGGAGGACCGCGTCGACGCTCTTGAATGAGCAGGGCTACAACCGCGACGTGATCGAGAAGGCTTTGAACCACGGCATGGCTGGCGTGCGGGGAACCTACAACCGTGCCGAGTATCGCGAGGAGCGCACGCGCATGCTCGAGGCGTGGGCCGATTACCTGGAGGGACTGAAAGATGCGTGAACCGACAAGCGAGGCGATTCTGCAGTCTATTCCATGGCGATGCTTTCATTGCGACTTCATCACCATGGACCGAGAGGCCGCAGCGGCCCATTTTGGAGATCGCGATGACGCCGAGGAATTCAAGCCGGTCTGTAAGTGGTGGGCTCGCATGGATGATCACGAGCGGTTGGAAACGTTGCAGGACACTCTTCGAGAGCTGAACAAAGGCGCCGAGGAGAACATGCGATTGCTCACTCGGATTGAAGGGTTGGAGCATCAGGTTCATTCGCAGCAGAGTGCGGTACAGGGCTATAAGCCGTTTCGCGAGTGCCGCTCCATTTACGACGTGTTCTGTCTCTACGACAGCATGGAAGGGCGGGCCCTGGCTGCTGAAGAAAGGCTCGCCGAGAGAGAGGACCGCACCAATGTGGGCACTTAGTCTCTGGGAACCGCATGCGACGGCGATCGCCGCGGGGATCAAGAAATACGAGACGCGCGGCTGGAGCCTTGAAGCGCAGTACATCGGCGTGCCGATTGCGATTCACGGCTCGAAGAAGGAGTTCCGCGAGCGCGACGTGGGCTTCGAGTACTTCAAGGAAGCGCGCGAGCGGCTGCGCGCGGCGGGCGTGCCCTTGAGCCGGCTGAGTTATGGCCGCGTGGTCTGCATCGTGACGTTCACGGCGAGCCTGCGCACGCACACCGTTCGGCAGGTAGAGAGGGATTTGTTCTGGGGCGACTTCCGCGATGTGGGCGACGACGGCCGGCAACGGTTCGCCTTCAAGATCGACGACGTGCGCAACATCCCGTTTGAGCAGCGCCCGGCGATTGTCGGCCGGCAGAAGTTTTTTCAGGTGCCCAACGAGATTGGGCTGTGGGGGTAGGGATGGAACACGCAAAGGATTTTCCGGACAACCTTCTTCACATTCGTGCTCGCATCGAACAGGCGATGGGCACAGCCTGGATGGAAAGTCGAAGGATACTGACCACGGCCGCACTGTTCGATCAGTTCATTGAGGCTCCGAGGACGCGCGGCGGGCGGTGCTGGAATCTGGAGCTGCCAGCGCCCTCAACGAAGAAGTACTGGCTGAACTACTCGGACCTGATTGCGGCCTTTGCCGCGGGCCTCCTGCGTTCGCATCGCTGGCGCCGCGGCGTGCGGCTATGCCCGTACTACGAAGAGCGCGTGAACTTGTTCGCCCAAGAGGTCATGGCGATATGGCCGCCGGCAATCAGTGCTGAAGTATCGCTGATCGAGGTCGAACTCGGCCACTTTAACGAATTCGTGGAACACTTCTTGAAGACCCGCTGCCCCGACTGGGGATACGTGACAGGGCCGAACTTCGATCTCGACGGGACGAGGTTGGACGTCCTTCAGGAGCTGCGGCGCAACATCGAGCAATTCGAGGGAAAACCATGCCCATGACACACACGCACACTTACGTGACGTTGGAAATCAGCGAAGCCGCTTACGAAGAGATTCGCGCGAAGTTGTTCGCGGCCGAATCGGATATAGGCTTTCTATCGCGAACTCGCAGAGGTGACAAAGGAACGGGGCCGATTGACATGAGCGGCATCGCGGTGATTCCTGCCGGGCCTCCACCGCCGACGAATGGGCCGGGGCCTGCAGAGCCGCCGAGACCTCCGCGTGATCGAGGGGTGCGCTGATGGCAAGACACGAAGTACAGTGGGTGAAGATCGGCGACAAGGAAATTCCGGCCTACAAGGTCATTTGCCTGGAGTGCAACAAGCTGCAACTGGCGACCGATTTCCGGACCGATGTGATGCCCTGGATTGCGACCTGCCCGCTGGGTCACGTGTTTGAAGTCGATCCGCGCGAGGATGCCTGATGGCCGAGATCATCAAAACGTGGCCGAGCGTGGTCTCGGCGAAGACCACGGCGCAGATCTTCTCGCCGACCGCGCCGCCCTTCTCGCGCTACTACTTTTCGCTCGGGCGCGGCAAGCCGAAGCAGCCGATCGCGTGGATGTGGTTTACCTACGGCGGCCGGATCCTCGGGCGCATGGAGATCGAAGAGGTTGTTTGTAACGATGGCACGCTTCCGAAGCTCAGCCGGCTCGATGGCGGCGAAAGCGGGTGGCAGATTACGAAAGACGCATGGGTCGCCATCTGCGCGCCCCCTTGCCTGCGCATCAAGGAGCGTGTGTTTCATGAGAGTTTTCGCGGCTGGCGCTACTTCGATTTTGTTGCGTACTGCCAGAATCCGGCGTCGCGGCACAGGCTGTAAGTAGCGCTTCGAAGGGGTTTTGGTGAATAACCCGGTGTTTGATCAAGAGGGCCTCGACCAGATGAATCACACCCGGAAAGAACAGCGACTGCACGCTATGAAGTTAGCGCGAATTCAGGTTTTATGCTTGAGCGGGATTTGTACCCTTTGTACACAGGAAAATCACAGGGCGGGAAAAGGTTACTTGACTTTCGAATGACGTCGAAGTATTCGTATAGCGGGGGAAACCTGTGGGGGGAAGGGGGCTTTGAGTTCAAGCCTCTCTTCGAAGTAAGTCTGTTTTCCTTCTTTGATCCCAGGCTGGCCCGGCCAGCAACCCCGTTCTGCTGCCGTTTGCGCCCAGTGCGCGTGTACCGTTCGACAAGTTGGGGTAGCGCAGAAGCGGGGAACCAGGCCGAGGCGTGCCGGGTTCCAGTCGCGCCAGGGGTCGGCCAAAGTGGACCCTCAAAACGCCAATCGGAAGCCGTAGGCATCTCTTGAGCCAGGTGAAGAAGCAGAAGCCGCGGGTATGTGTGCTGGTCAAGCGCCAGGAGTATGAGCCGGTGCTTCCGGGCCGCGAGTGTGCGAGCCGCATGCACGGTCACATGACCTACGAGAAGGCCGACGAGCTGGTCGACCAGGGGTTAGCCGAATGGATCAAGATCGAAAAGATTTCGCGCTCGGGCAAGGTGACGCAGGCGCAGGTAAACGGGATTCGGCTGATTCCGCGGCGGAACTGGCGGGCGAAAGCCTCCCGGTACGCTGGCCGAAGTGTGAAGGTGATGCAGCTGGTGCATTGAGGGTGCGGGTCAGGGTGTTTGTGCAGATGCCGAGCGACCGCGGCCCCTGGATGACGCGCAGCAAAGGGCCGGTGTTTACGACGTCGTGGAGGGCACGCAAACTGTGACGATGTACGGCATCCGCGCACCGAAGTTCTTCAATACCCGCAAGGGCCGGAATGCGGATGTGATCGTGCGAGGCCGCGGCGTCGTTGGGATGAAGCTTTTGCCGGGGACGGGCAATATGGCCGATAGCCTGGTGTCGTGGAAGTGCCGGCAGCAGAAGCACGGGGAATGCACGAAGCTGGGATGCCCTTGCCTATGCGGCCATCCGGAGAAGCAATGATCCAGATCGACAGCGCGAAAGTGAAGGGCGAGCCGGGTACCGGCTATGAGGCCTCGGACGGCAAGGGCCCATTCGCGTGTTCTAACTGCAACTACTTCCGTCCCGGCGACCAGATAGTGTACACAGGGCCCGGCGGTCAGGATCCGCAGACGCCGAACATGGCCGAGAAGGGCATGGGCAGTTGCGGCCAGCAGACCATGGTGCAGGTATCGAAGCAGCCGAAGACGCCCGATGGCCGGGTCGAAGTCGATCCCGAGGGCTGCTGCGAATACGTCGAGCGCAAGGGCTCGGCCAAGAAGGACGCATTCAAGGCCGCGACCGATGCGCGGCAGAATTCAAAGGCGCCGTTCAATGGCGGAAGCAGCGCACCCGCCCCGGGGGCCGGCTCTGGTGGCTCTGCTCCCGGATCGTTCTGACCTGGGATCGTTTCTGAAGAGGTGACTATGGTCTTTGTCTACCTTTACCTGATTGCGGCGCTTGCGACGTTTGCCTGCTACGCACTTCCGCCCACCAAGTACGCGCAGTCGGTGCAGAAGAAGATGTTTCACGTCTTCGCAGGGCGCCTCGTGTGGATGTGGTTTCTGATTGTGTTTTGCTCGATGCTCTGGCCGGTCGTGGTGTACTTCATCCTGTTCGATCCGGCAATCGGGCTCGAGAGTTACGAATAAGTTTGCGGTCAGATGGTGGCCAGACGGCAAGGCTCACGGCGACTAGGATCGCCGCAGTCCCTGGGACACTGACCGCAATTCGATCTACATACAACCCACAATGACGCAGTGAAGCCGGCGGTCGCGAAACGATTTCCGGCGAGGCATGAGAAGGGCAGCCCTGACCGGCTGCCCTTAGCCTTTGAAGCGAAACAATATGACGAGCCGCCTCGAGCTCTACCACCATCCGCAAGCCGACGTGTACGAGTGCCTGGGATGCGGGCAGTATCTCGAGACCCCGCGCTGGGCGGTTTTAAAGAACGGCCAGCCGGCGGTAGTGATCAAGAACAACCAGGAGAATCGCCTGGTGTGGCTTGAGCTGATGGAGATGGACCACGCCGCCTGTGGTCTGTTCAAGGATGCGCGTATGGCGGAGGAAGCGCGGCGTTTCCGGACGCCTAGGGTTCATCGTGGGAGCCATCGCTACCCGGCGCCGGCGGCGTCTTGAGCATAAGGAAGAGCTGAGAAACCGCGGCATTCAGCCGGCTCGGATTCACCGCGTCATGGGCGTGCGCATCACGGCGATTCTGATGCCGGACTGGGCGCGGGCTCGAAGCATCGAGGGGCTGAGCGTTTCCGATTCCTTCGGCTGGTTCCGTCCGAGTGACGCGCGGTTTCTGATGCGCCTCGACCGGGAAGCCGGCGGGGAACCGCGAAGCGCCGAAGCCGAGTACCGGCGTTGCGAAGTATGTGGCCGGCCTCTGATCGGCGAGGCGGCCAGGATGCGCAGAGAGTTAGACGAGTCGTGCCGTACGGGCCGCCAGTTGCCGTGCGGCCAGGAATGCCTGGACGCAGCGCGAGACGGACGCTGGAGGGCCCCAGATGCCCAACGTCGAAGAGGGCGAACCGGCATTTAAGCCGGGCGACCTGGTCGAGCATCGCACCGGGTTCTTTGAAGGCAAGGGAGAGGTTTTGAAGAACGTGCATACACGGCATGGATGGTTTACGCAGGTGATTCACCGGGGAGCGGGCGGCGAGATGCTGATTACGCCGTGCACGCCCTCGAACCTCAAGAAGGAGCCTCGATGCTGAAGCGTTTACTGCTCGCGGCTCTATGCCTCATTCCGTTCCACGCCCTCGCTCAGTACACGGCGCCCTATGTGGGGCTGACCGGGACGCTCTCTTCCTCGAACGGCATGCCCGCCTCGGGCTACATCCTCACGCTGGTCCCCTCGCAGCCGATGTACGTGGGCGGGACTTCGATCGTGGTCTCGAATGCCAATTGCGGCACGGACTCAAACGGCGCGATTGTGGGCACACCGAACCCGGTCGGCCCCGCAGTGCTCGCGGCGAACCCGGGAACCGGCACGCTGCCGCCCGCGAACTACTACGTCGTCATCACCTGGTACGACTCTTACAGCCATCAGACGCTGGCCTCTCCTGAACGCATGGTCCAGTTGACCTTGGCCGGCAACATCGCGGTATCGCCACCGGTCGCAGGCGCACCGCTGTCAGCCACGGGCATGAACGTTTATATCGGCACGAGCTCCGGCGCCGAGACCTATCAGGGGCACACCACGAACCCCGCTTCGACCTACACGCAATCGATTCCGCTGGTCGCAGGCGCGGCGTTGCCGACGTTTAATAACACCGTCTGCATCACGGTCGCCAACGATGCCGCGTGGCCGATCGGCGGCTATCAGCTGAACTTCACGACGCAGGCCGGCAATAACGTGCCCGGCTACCCGCAGCAGGTCCAGTTCATCGGGCCGGGATCCGCCTTCAATCTCTCGAATGGCCTTCCGCTCTGGAACGGCCGCGTGACCTTCCCGGTCCCGATCGTCACCCTGCCTTACAATCACAACGCGCAATCGATCTCAGGACCCCTGTCCTTTGTCGGGTACAACATCTACTCGATTGGTCATGTGGGCGTCGGCACTGCGTTGCCCGCCTGGGGCGTCGATGTTGAAGGCACGGGCGCTGCAGCGGCGATCAACGCGAATCAAGGGTATCTGGTCAACGGCAACGGTGGCACGGTGAATCAGGGCCTCTGCTCGGACGGGACCTATTTTGACCAGGCCTGCACGTTCGTTACGACCCTGCCGACGCTTTACTACCAGACGGTGCTCGACGGGCCGCACGGAACCGATGCACTTGCGCAGACCAGTTATCTGGCCGCGGGCGCGGGCACGGGTCTCGACGCGACCAATCAGGCCGCGGGCGGCGGCGGCATCGTTGCGCGTACGCAGCTGAGCGTGCACACGCCGGCCTCGATCGGGACCTATCCGAACGTGGTGATGTCGGCGGGCTCAGAGACCTTGAACCGCTTCGCCTGCTGGGCCGGGCCCGGAGCGATCGTCGATTCGACAGCGCCTTGCGCAAGTTCAGGCGTCAACCAGTGGGTGACGTTCACCTCCTGCGTGCCGCCGACCGATGGCGACAACCAGGTCTGCCAGGGTGGCCCGATAAGCTGGCCGGTGGCTTTTGCCGATTCGAGTTATCACCTCGACTCCTGCATGGTTGACGACTCGAGCACTTCCTCTGCTTCTCCGCCGCCGACTGCATTTGTGCAGACCCATGGGCAGAGCGCATCCGGTTTCAGTTACTCGCTGACCGCGGTCAAGGGATCTTCGGGGCCTTACCCCTATTCCTGGCCGGTCACCTGTCACGCATTTCACCCTTAGAAGTTTCCGAGCGCCCGCGACCCCTACCCGCGGCGATGCGCGCCCGTTTCGCCCCATCCCGCCTGAGCCGGTGCTCGAGCGGCCGACAAACTTTCTAGCCGGCACGACTTCAGTTGTGCCATGAGGAGAAATCGCAATGCGAAAGGCTCTTGCCCTTCTTGCGCTCCTGTTCGCGTCCGTCGCACCTCCGCTCGCAGTCGCCCAGGGCGCTCTGCCTCCGACCAGCGTGACGGCCGAACAGTTCAATCAGTGGAGTTTCCAATCGCAGGCGGCGAATTCCTACATCTTCGCCGGCACCAATTGCCAGGCATATCCCCAGGTCAACGGGCTTCTGCCTTCCTTCTTCGTGTTCGGCCCGACGGCGAACCCCTATCCGGTGTTCATCCGCGACGCCAACCCCTCGAACTCCGAGATCGTGACGCCGTCCGCGACTTCAAACGTCGCCGGCGCCTGCGGCTTCTCGGCTTCGCCCGCGAACCAGCACATCAGCTTTACGGTGAGCTCGGGCACGGCAGGGCTCCAGGAAGCGGTCGGCACGCTCGGGTCAACAGCGACTCCGGCAGTTCCCTGGTCGGTGATTCTCGATCGCACGTTCTATCAGCTCGTGGGCGGCCTGCCTTCGGGCTCGGTGCCGTCGATCATCGACAAGCTGAAAGGCTCGGTCAATGTCCAGCTTGTGGACGTGACGACCGCGCCTTACTCCTACTACGTCTATAACGGCACCAAGTACGTGCCGCGCGGCGGAGCTACCACTCCACCGACCTTGGCCGTCACAGGCGCCGGCGCCGGCACCGGACCGGCCTCGACCTCGATCACCGGATCCTCGATTGCGGGGACTGTAGCCTTCACCACAGGCACCACCCCGACAGCTTCGGCCGCGGTCTTCACCATGACCTATCCGACTGTCGCCAATGGCGGCCCGAGCTACGCGATCGCCTGCACCTTTACTTCGATTGGCGCGAATGCGTACACCACGGGCACGTCGGCGACCACCGGTACTCCTGAGGTTGTCACGTTCACCGCGAGCGCGACGGCGCTGACCGCGTCGACGGCGTACGTCTTCAACTACCACTGCAATTAAGCGACTTGTTGCACTGGCCTCCCCCTGCCGGCAACCCCGGCAGGGACTTTTTTTCAAGGAAATCAAGCTTTGATGCGTAAGATCCTGCTCCTGTTTGCGCTCCTTTGGTCGCTCTGGCCCTCGCTCGGTCACGCGCAAGTGATCGGTGTGCAGCCGACGCCCATCGGGCTCTACGGGTGGAATTCGAATTCGAACTCCTTCGTCCAGACGCCGAACACCTACGCGCTGTTTCCGGCGCAATCGACGCCGCAGCCGTTTGCCTTCTATGGCTGGAACTCGACGCTCCACCAGTGGGTTCCCTGCGACACGGTGACGGTCTCCTGCCCCATCAACGGTGTGGGCTTGAATGTTTCTTTCAGCGCGATCACGAGCGGGCAGAACAACCAGGCCGTGATGACGGTCGGCCCGGGCGCTTCGCTTGGCTATGTGACGGGCGGCTCGATCAATGCTTCAGCGATTGCGGGCTGCCAGATAAGCGGGACGCCGGTCGCGGGCAACATCCTGGTGGCGACCTCTCCGACCGCGTGCGGGTGGCAGACGCAACCCTGGAGCTGCCAGACGGGCACGGGCGACGGCGTGAGCGCCATCGCAGCCCAGACGTATCCGCAGTACTTCTGCCTGAACGATACGGGCAAGACGGTCACGATCACCTCGATCCGCTGCCTTACCGACAATAACGGGTCGAGTTCTCTGAGCGTCACCAATGGCGCCGGCACAAGCCTTTTGACCGGGCCGATCACCTGTTCGAACTCCTGGGCAGCGGGAACGCAGTCGGCGACGGTGACGCTTGCGGCCGGCGACTATGTAAAGTTCGCCTTTACATCCGACGGCGCCTCGCTTCAGTCGTCGTGGGAAGTGGGAGGGTGGCACCTGTGAAGACGCTCGCAGCCCTTCTCCTGCTTCTCGTGTTTCCGTCCTTCTCGGCCGCTCAGGTGATACTCGGCGCGCACCGGCAGTCGGTGTCCTGCGTGGCTCCGGCGATCACGACGCGCCTCGCGCCCTATAACCCGGCGAACACCTGCACCGGCGGGTGTACAAACGGGAACCCCATCGCCAATTTGGCTGACTTCGACGATGGGCGCTCGGCGCCGGACTCGCACGGGGCCGCTACCTATACGACCGGCGTCTTAAGCCAGCCGATCATGCGCTTCTCGAACACGGTCTCGGGATACGTGTATACGGTGACGCCCTTGGTCGGAACCTACTACGTCATCGCCAACACATCCTGCAGCTTTTGCACTTTGGGCGCCGGCAATAACGGCGATCAATCGCTGAATTGGCGCATCAATTCAGACACGATCCAGGTGAACTCGCAGGGGCAGGCTGTTCTGGTCACGACCTCGACCGGAGTCACGGGCGCGTGGCACCTGTTCATCCTCGAATACGATTCTTCGAACAACGTCACCGTCCGGATGTGCAACGGGGGATCCTGCTCGATCATCGGCAGCGGCAACGCAGGCTCGCATATCCCGGGAGCTGGCATGCTCTCGCTCGGCGCAATGGCGGGGCTTGATGCGTCGTTTCTGGGCGACATGGCCGAGTTTGGATACGACGTTTCGTCTTCCTATTCACCCACGGCGCTCGCCGCCTGGTCATGGTGCTGGTACCACGTATGAGGAGAAATCAGCCGATGAAACGATTCCTGCTGATGGCAGTACTTCTGGTGTTCGCCGGCTTCGGTCGTGGCGCGCTTGCACAGAACTACGGCGCCGAGATCTACGCGGCCGGC